GTACGAGCGAGATATGTTTTCTGGACAAAATGCCCCGACATATGAGTGCCGCGCACCCAGAGTAACAACCCAACCCACCACCAAAAAGGAACGACAATGACAAAGCCAAAGTACAACAAGACACAAGTGAACTTCATCATCTCAAAACTGCGCGAGGCGATCCCGTATTGCCGTCGTGTCGACCAGCGTCAGCCAACCAAAGCAGAGCAGTCTGTGTTGGATCGTGCCGAGGCGATCAGAGTTAAGATCGGTAAGTCTTTGGACGCCGAGTATGCGGCTAGGAACGAGCGTATAGCCAAGCAGCGGGAGTACATTGACGGTGTGGAAGTATCGTTGATGCTCGCTGATGTTGAGTTCGACCTGCCCAAAGCACTCAAGGCGCTGCGAGCAATTAAGTAACGCGCCGTAAACAGGGAGACTCAACCCATGAGTAACGACACATTGCGCCTTACTATCATCGAGGCGGCGGGTGACACGTTCGAGGTCAAAGCGAGCAACCCAGAGGACACAGAGCAACCTGCTATTACACTCGCGTATCTCGATGACGAGGACAGTGCGCGTACATGGTGCGTCACGATGCAGTCGAACGTCCGTGCAGGCGCGACGCCGTTGCAGGCATTACGTCGTACGAGTAGGTTTAGATCACAGCAATAGCAGCACCATAATCACGCTATCTATTCAAATAAGGAGAACGACATGAACGATTTTTGCGAGGAATGTGGCAAGACTCTGCAACTAAACCAACTAAGTGCTGAGGGCTACAGATGCGCCGAGTGTGACCCAACTTGCATTGCAGAAGAAGGTCGTGCGCAGGAGGAGAACGAAGATGAGTAGCAAGGTCAAAGCGATACAAGGACTGGCAACGATAAACGTGTGTGTATTTGAAGATGTAAATGGGAGTTTGACATTCACACTCAACAACACCTACTCAGTGTCTGATTCTGCACAGTTGTGGAGCGCTATGGAGCTGCTAACCAAAAAGAAAAAGGAGAACGAGATATGAATTGGTTTTGGACGTTATTAGACAGATCACTAGACAATCAACGCGAGAACCGCGACCTGTACAAAATAGCAGTGAGCGCCGTCGTGGGATTTTTTACGGTGTCAGTGTCAGTCGGAGGGATGGCAATACTATTCCATTATGGGTGGGTCAAAGAGTTCCTTACGGTATCGGCAGTTGCAGTTATAACACTACTCATAGGTGCGATTGTGTATATACCAGTGAGTGAACAACGGGAAGCCAAGCTGAAGAAAGCGCAAGCAGTGCGTGACAAGTTAGCGCCCACGAATGACGACCCGTTGGATTGGGTATCTTCTCAGACGACAGCAACCCCAACCCCAACCCCAACCCCCGAGGTGTTCGGAGACGACGACGATAGCTGGCTCGATTGCATGGTTAGCGAACTTGGCTACAACCGATCCAGCGAACACCATGAAACTTTGGAGGTAAGTGATGTACCACTGGAATCACCGAGTAGTTAAGCACCCCGACGGCACACTCGCTATACATGAGGTGCACTATGACGATGGCATTGACTCAGGCACCAACGAGCCAATAGTCGTGGGCATGAACGCCGATCCACACGTAGCAGCGGAAGGTACTATCAGCGAGCTGCGCATGACACTGGACAGGATGCAAGCGTGCCTCGACAAACCGATCATACCCTATGACATATTCAGGGGGGGCAACGATGGGTAACAGGAAGAAGGGGACGGTAACTACTACGCGTGGTGTTGAGTACACGTACTGGTACGACGAATACCCAAACAAGGAGCCACAACACTCACGCCGCCAGCCCATAGCCGAAGCGTGGCGTCGTAAGCACAACAGAGACCGTGTACCCAACGACCCCACTATATATGTGTTCGACCGTGGGTATCGAGTACCACAGATATTTCTAGCATACAGCCCCGACATGGTGGTGGTGGAGCTTAAGTTGTACGAGCTGCACCGAACGCAAGAGAACTACCCCAAAATTCAGTGGCTTCGTAAGAAGCGCACCGAGGACAGAGTAAAAGCTAGACTTACTCAAACACTACCCAACCAGTAAGGAGAACCACATGTCAATACAAATAAACGACGGATACGAGTTCAAGGCAGTCAAGCCACTACATGAGCGCGTTATGTTGGTTAAGAAGTCGACCAAACGACAGCGACAATCCATGCCGGACAAACAGGCGCGTGAACAACTGGCGCGTGACACAGGCACCGACGCCGCGACGTGGAATGTGTCGAAGAAAATGTTCACGCGGTCTAAGTTATTCAAGGCTGCGAACACTGCGCTTAACACGTTCGACAAGTACGTTACTGATCACACGTCTGCCAGCTTAGACGACGGCTTTCGTACACTACCTAGCGTGGACTACATACCGTTTACGCAAGCAGTCAAACCGTTGATTCAGGACGTAGACGATGCGGCAGCTAACTTCAGTGCTGCGTACGAGAGCGAGGTGATTAACGATATGCGCTGGAACACGCAGTTCAGTCGAGCGGATTACCCAGCGTTCCCCCCAGAGATAAGCGCCAGCCTTAGCTTCCGGCCTATTGCGTCGAGCGACGTGTTTTACGACACCGTGGACGACGTAGCACGTGCTGCGTATGAAGACCACCTTGACCAAGTGGAAGAAGCCGGTAAGCAGGAAGTTATCAGGCGGGTACTCAAGCCACTGGAGCAGACTGTCGCTAGACTGGAGACATACACCGGCGACAAAGGGCAGCGGTGGCACCAAGACGTAGTGGAGAACGCGTACGAAATGCTGGACACGTTGGAGAGTCTGGTCACGGATGGGGACTCTACTATCATGCAGCTCCTCGCTGACGTGCGTACCACGTTGCAGCCCTACTGCGACAACGACAAGCTGCGTGACTCTCAACTGGCACGTGACAATGCCAAGCAGGACATGGAGAGCATCCTGAGTAAGTTCCAGTGATTAGGCGCAAGGTGGGTAAGTTTCACCACCCCGACCTGAAAAGCGTAGGGTGGATAAGCGAGTCTCCCGATGTGATGTTCGACGACAACGACACACTGCACGCCATGTCGCTCACGCTCTCCGGTCGAGTGCATGAGGCGAGTGACGACATGATTGATAAGGCACTGATTCGCTTACACGTCGAACACGTCAAGGCTAAGCTGCGAGGGCAGACCGAAACCAGTGCGCTAGTCCAACGGTTAGAGGGGGACTTGCTTGCTGAAAGAGCGCGACGCGGCTGCAAGTTTGAGTCGTGAGTATGGTTCCCGATCCCGCCGACATTGATAAGCAGATGGCAATCGTTATCGGGGAGTTCGAGAAGGGCACGCAGCAGACGTTGCGCACACCAACCATCGAACGGACTTACCACAGAATCAAGGCGGCTATGGTCAGAGATAAGCTGGCGGGTAAGACCACAAGTTTAATGGTTATGGATTTTTACAACAAACTCAAAGCCGAGTTGGTGAAACGCACGTTAGCCAAGGTCAAAGCCGAGTTGGTGAAACGCACGTTAGCCAAGGGCAGCAGCTTAACTATGAGGCGATCCGAATCATGAACGATGCAAAAGAGTGGCAGGAGCAAGGACTGGAGTTGCGATGGGTGCGCAGCCGCGCGCCGCAGCAACCGACCGACGTGCTGTTGCAGTTACACGGGGACAAGACGACGCAGTTAGTCAAAGCACGTCTCACAGGTAAGCCAGTAAAGACACTTGAGTCGATAGTGGATGCGCTGGACAGAGAACTAACCAACCGTGGCATGAGCCACACAACCAAAAAAGAGGAATAAACAAATGGAATCAACCATCGAGTTAAACTACTCATCCATGAAGACCGCGATCATGGCGAACGTCGACGCGATTGACATGACGCCAATCATGATCACCGGTGCGCCGGGGTGTGCTAAGACCTCAGTGTGTTTAGACGTAGCGGAGTCTTACGGCATCCCGCGTAATGTTGCTGAACGCTGTATCTTTCGTCCGTCGTTGCGTGACCCAGTTGACCTTGCCGGGCTTCCGCATAACGAGCGCGACGAAGACGGCGTACTGTATACACATTGGGCGGCTAATTCGTTCATCAAGTACGTCAACGACGTTGCTGCTAAGTACGGCATTGCGTTCTTAATAGTCGACGAGCTACCGCAAGCCGTGACCATGATGCAGAACGCACTGGCAGGGCTGATGCTTGACCGCTTCGTCGGGTCTAACTTCCTGCACGAGCGGGTGTTCCTACTATCAACGGGCAATAGGGTGAAGGACAAGGCGGGTGCTGGTCGCATCGTCAGTCAGTTGGGCAACCGAGTGGAACACTTGCCGATGGCGGTCGACATTGATGCGTGGGGTAAGCACATGATTGACACCTACGGATTTGATCGTGTCGGTATGTTCGTAGCGTACGTTCGCTTCGAGCCGGGTGTACTGGAGGACATTAACCCTGATCGAATGGTCAACGGTACGATGCGCTCATGTACAGCAGCAGCGATGATCAACCCTAAGTTGCCTCGCAACATATACCTAGCTAAGTTAGCAGGGCGCATACCCGAGGGCAGAGCCATGCAGTTCTTGACGTTTCGTGACCTGTTCGATGAGTTGCCCACAGCTGAGGCCATGCGTAACACACCTAAGACTGCCAAGTTACCGAACGGTAACAGGGGTGCGCTGTTTGCAGCGGCGTCACTTGCGTTCAAGCGATCCGAGGACGAGGCGTCGTTTAACGCAATGGCGAAGTACGTCGAGCGTATAGCGACAGAGGCGCTGGAGGCAGACATTGAAGCGTTCTTCTACAAGGACATAATGATACACAAGCAAGCGCTTGCCGAGACTAACGTGTTCATTGAGTGGGCAACAGGTCGAGGCGCGGAGGTACTGTTATGACATCAGTAACGGTTAAGACAAAAGAAGGGGCGACGATGCGAGTTAAGCTAGTTGACCGCAGCGACATACCGGCCACGGTTAAGGTGTTCAGCCGAGCAGCAGCAGACATAATGTGCAACCCGAAGACAGGGTTCTACTCTGCGTTACTCATGCAGGTGCCGGTGCACTGGACTAGAGACATACCGACAGCCGGTGTGGACATTAAGGCGCGCATGTTCATCAACCCTGACTTCATAGATACACTGGAGTCGTTGGGTAAGGTGGTGTTCTTGATAATCCACGAGCTTGAGCACTTGCTACGGCTCCACCCCCAACGGGAAGCCAACCGCGACCCTGACAGATGGAACAAAGCGTGTGACGCGCCGATCAATGCCGACCTTGTTAAAGACAGGATAGGATCGTTCATCATGGGCGGTGTGGACATGCCCGAACACGCTGGACATACAGCAGACCATGTGTACAACCTACTACCTGCTAAGAAAGAGGAGGAGGATGGAGATGGAGGTGAAGGCGGACAGGGAGGGGACAACCCCGGTGACGACTCCGGGGGCGACGGCGGTATAGGTAGGGACGTGTTCAGTAAGGACTTACTGGAAGGCGGCAAAATGACAGCCAGTGATGTGCAAGCAGCGGAGGCCCACGTTAAGGGAGTAATTGCAGCAGCAGCTCAGACAGCACGAGTGGCTGGCTCCATGTCGGCAGAGATGCAGCGACGTGTTGACGACATACTCGATGTGAAGACACCGTGGTACGAAGTGCTTGAACGCTTCATGACTGAGGTATCCCAGAATGATTACTCATGGGCGCGACCTAACAGAAGGTTCGCATCACAGGGGATCGTGCTGCCATCACTGCACAGCGTAGCTGCGTTAGGTACGGCGGTGCTGATACGTGATGTATCGGGTTCAATTAGTGAGGACGAACACAAGGGAATGGTAGGGCATATTAACGCCATCGGTACTAGGTGTATGCCTTCTATCATGCACGTGCTCGACGTGTCTACTGAGGTGCATTACAACCACGAGTTTGAGCCTAGTGACTTTCCCATCAGCCCTGAGATACATGGCCGCGGCGGCACTGACTTAACTGTCGGGTTCGACTACATCAATGAGAAGATTGAGGACGTAGCCATATGTGTCGTACTCACCGACGGGCATACACCTTGGCCTAACATTCCACAGGACTACCCTGTAATAGTCGTGTGCACAACGGACGTTGACGTCGAGTACGGCGACGAGGTTGTGAGATACGAAAAGGAGACTGGATGATGCCAAGCAGTATTAGGGACGATGAGGAAGTGTACCCTACTATCATCAGGCGGTTCGTTAGAGGCAGCTACACCGTCACGTTAGTATGCGAAGAAGCTGTGCAGCGTAGGGGGGTTCGCAGAGCGTTCAACCTACGCTGTGATGTGCGGTACAAAGATGCGGACGTCGGTACATACTTCGGCCCCTCGATTGAGGAAGCTGTTACGCGGGGTGACCTATCGTTCGACCGCACGTTGGGGTCGATCCACGACTACCTGAAGAAGCGCTTCGGGTGTGCAGTAGTGGGCGGTGCGGTGCGTAACGCTCGCACCAACATAAAACGTGCGGTTAAAGAGAGACTAAAAGGCCGAGTACTTGAGCCTGATTGGGATAGCGAAGGGAAACGATACTTAATGAATAGCGATGGGAGACTTTGATGGACGAGCTGGATTTAATACTGGATTACTATGTGATCTACCGTAAAGAGGACAACCAACACCTCGTAAACAACTATGCAGACTTTCGCAAAGCACTGCGGAAACTAATGCAGGAGGACTGTGATGCACCACAAGCGACGACGACCGAAGAACCGAAGGGCGGGGTGCTTACTCTGTAAGCCACATAAGGCTAACGGGTGTAAGCACATTGAGAAGCACAGCGTAAGAAAACGTATGGAGCAGGATAATGGGTGATGTAGACCGATATGATAACAACCCCGACAACGACGAAGACCCTATGGGCCGATCCGAGTATGGGGAGTGGGTTATGTATGACGATTACCAATCCCTACAGCAGCAGCTAGAGGCGGCAGAGAAAGAGAATCGAGACATGCGCCGGATTGCTGACTTGAATGATTACACGCAGATTCAGTACAACTATCCACCACTATCAGGGGAGCAGGATGGTTGAAGTCGTATTGTATTTCTTTTTAAGTTGTGGGCCGGTGAAGTTTGCATCGTTCGACAGCATGGAGGCGTGCGTAGCAGCACGCGATCAAATCACAGAGTTCGACGGACTCTGTTTAACTATAGAGCAAGGGGTAACACATGACTGAACTAGTAACCATAAGTGAGGCACAGGCTAAACGTCTGGAGTCTATAGGCGTTCCGGTACAGCTGACGTATGCCGTAGATAAGAAAATCATCGACGCGATTGAAGCTGTAGCGGGTCACGCAACACCGAAACGGGCTAAGAAAAAGCAAGGGCGGCACTCAATGGAGTTTAAGCGCACCGGCAAAAAGCCTAGATTCAACAAAGGGTCTGCGCGGGACAGAGCAATTAAAGTGCTGAACGTAATAATGCCTACTGGCGACGTACTAACCAGAGATGATATTCAAGTGGAATTCATTAAACGTGGAGTATGCGACAGGGCGTACGCAGCAGGCGTTATCAGCGAGCTGGTGCAAGCCGGTGATTTGAAAGTCACTAGATACAAGGGCGATTAGTCGTCTATAAACCCAAGTCCATTAAAGGAGATACACAATGGCAACAGTAAGAGTAACAAACGAGTTGCGGGACAAAATTAAAAACCTCGCAGTAAAAGCGTTCGACCTAGCGAAGCCAGTGCCAGTGCTTGACCAGCCTGACGTTGTTAGGTTGTGCACCGCCGTAACCACCAGTAAGACGGGGCAGGAGATGAACACGATTGCTTCCATGCTGGAGGCTATCTGCGCACGCGGGGGGGCCGTGGGGGGCCAAGCCGAAATGAAGTTCTTCGGCCTCGATTCGGTGCGCCTCAAGCAGGAAACGCTTGACCACATCAGCGTGTACTTCAAGCGAAAAGGTGATACTAAAGGCCAGCATGTAAACCTTGAAGTTCCGACGGTGTTCATGGTTGCGGAAGGTAGATGGGGCGGCGGAAGTTCTGATATACATACTGCCATGCTGGACGAGGATGACCACGCCTACTTCGACCTCGCGTTTAACAAACTGGCGGACAAGCTAGAAGCGCGAAGTGATGAGTTTAATGCCTACAAGAGCCAAATCGCGCGGTTACTTGACGGGTGCAACACGTACAAGCAACTGCTTGAAGCGTGGCCTCAAGTCACTGCGTTCACTCCGCAGGAAATACTCGACAGGCACAACGAGAAAGCAGAGAAGCGTAGCCGAGGTAAGCTGGTGCGGGATGAGATTGAGTTCGACACCGACACCATGAATCAGGTAGCGGTGAAAGCGAAGCTCACTGGCAAGCTGTAAGATTTACTATCATGGGTTGCCCCCCTCTCGGGGGGCTGCGCAAGGGGAACAAGCGCACGCGAAATATAGCACACTGCTTGCGGTTGTCACACCACATGATATATTGGTTACTCGGATAAGCGGTGAGTGCCGTTAAAACCGCCGCAGTTGAAGGACGTGGTTTTTTGTTGGTGAACCTCCTTTTCCCACGTCTGATTCAACCGTCTAGCTCACGCTACGAGCTATAACACCTGCACGTAATGTGGTTTGGTGCGGTTAACTATGCAACTAAGGGGAACAATCATGGCTTTAACGCCAGTGTTTTACGACTTTGAAACATTCTGGTCAGTCGCTCACTCACTATCAAAAATGTCGGGCATTGAGTACGTAATGCACCCCGACACAGAAATCATTTCATGCTCCATCCAAGAAGGGTTTAACGATACGCCAGTTACATACTTCGGATACGACGACATTGCTGATGCGTTCGCCCACATAGATTGGGACAACGCGTGGGCTATTGCTCACAACAATTCTGAGTTCGACGCTATGATTCTAGCGTGGCGTTTCCACATTAAGCCTAAGATGTGGGGGTGCACGTTAGCAATGGCACGCCCCGCGTTCACTAAAACTACAGGCGTGTCGCTCAAGGCACTGGGTAAACACTTCGGCTTAAAGCCTAAAGGTGACTTAGAGGCAACCAACACCAAGGGTAAGAACCTTAAGGACTTCAGTGACGATGAACGCGAAGCAATGGCGGACTACAACGACGACGACACTATTATATGTGCGGGGATTTTCCGCAGGTTGCTGCCGACTATACCCAAAGAAGAACTGCGACTAATAGACTTGACTATACGTATGCTCGTTGACCCGCAGTTCGATGTGAACACTGAGCTGCTAGGCCGGGGGCTTAAAGCTGAACGAGGTCGCAAGAAGAAGGTGCTACAAGACTTGGTTGACCTTCTCCTGCCGGTTGAAGATCAGGTCAGGCAAAAACTGGAAGGTGTAGACACGCTCGTGTGGCTACAAGGCGAACTAAAATCCGCACCCAAGTTCCGCAAAATGCTGGAGTCTCTCAAGGTAGAAGTACCTATGAAAGAGTCGCCCAACACAGGGCGTATGATTCCCGCTCTCGCTAAGAACGACCAACAGTTCCTCGCACTTAAAGACCATCCTAACGAGTACGTCGTAGCAGCAGTAGAAGCACGACTCGACACACAGTCATCCATCCTTGAGACACGCATGGACAGGTTCATTAAAGTCGCCAACATGTGCGATGGGAAAATGCCTATTGCCCTGCGTTACTACGGAGCCGACACTACAGGAAGGTTTTCTGGCACGATGAAACTCAACCAGCAGAACCTAACTCGCGTCGGCCCCGTACCTAAGATCAGCGACGTACTACGCAAATCACTGCGTGCACCGAAGGGGTACAAGGTGGTGGTTGCTGACCTGAGCGGCATTGAGTTGCGGGTCAACATGTTCTTGTGGCAAGTGCCGTATGCGGTGAAGCTGTTTACGGAACACCCCGACAGCGCTGACCTATATCGCTACTTCGCGGCTAACGATCTATACCACAAGCACGAGTCAGAGATAACCAAAGCCGAGCGCCAACTAGGTAAGGTATCGCATCTGGGACTTGGGTTCGGTGCTGGTCATGTGACGTTCCGTGACGTAGCTAAAGTTATGGGCGGCGTTGAACTCACCGAAGCTGAGTCGTTAGACGTAGTAGGTAAGTACCGTAAGGCCCACCCGCAGATTACACAGGGCTGGCGTAAGTGCCACGGATCGCTAGACCTAATCAAATCAGGGCTACGTGCTGACATTGATCCATGTGGGTTATGCCACACGTCAGCCGAGGGCATCGTTACACCGAAGGGTACTATCAGGTATCCCGACCTGCGTACTGAGATAGACGGCGGCAATGCTGAGTGGTGGTACGGTCACGGTCGTAACGAGGCGCGTATCTACGCCGGGAAAATAGACGAGAACATCGTGCAACACCTCGCGCGTAATGTGATCACTGACATTGCCTTGGACATGCACACTGCGTTCGGTAAGCAGTACCCGCTTGCGCACAGCGTGCACGACGAGCTGGTGTACGTAGTTAAAGACCAAGACGCCGACGAAATACTTGATACGGTACAAACACGAATGCGCCAGTCACCCGACTGGTGGCCTGAACTGCCGACATGGAGTGAGGGTGACATAGGACAAACTTATGGAGATGCGAAATGAGTGCCATAACAGCATGGAGTTACAGCGCACTCAATTCGTACGAGACATGTCCGCACCGACACTACCGGCAGCGAGTGAAGAAAGACATCACTGAACCGGAAGGCGAGGCGCTCAAGTGGGGGAATGAAGTTCACAAAGCACTGGAGCTACGGATACGTGACGGTATCGCGTTACCTAAGACCATGCAGAAGTGGGAACCTATGGTAGCCAAATTACTATCACGTACGGGCGACTCAATCGCCGAGCAGGAGCTGTGTCTGAACGAACAACTAGCTGCAACGGGGTGGTGGGATAAAGACGCGTGGGTTAGAGCTAAGGTTGACTACATGTTAGTCGATGGCAACAAAGCACTGATGCTTGACTGGAAGACAGGTAAACCCAAGCCAGATCACGACCAGCTAACACTGTTCGCTGCGTTCGTGTTCCACCACTACCCACAGATAGACACAGTAACAACAGGCTACGTGTGGCTGGCGCACAAGAACAAAATATCTACGGCGGGGTTTGAGCGCAGTGACTTACCTGACATGTGGGCAGAGTTCTTACCGCGAGTACGACGGTTCAACATAGCGTACGAGCAGGACAAGTGGGAGAAGAAACCAAGTGGTCTGTGTCGAGCGTGGTGTCCAGTTATAGATTGTGAGTTTAACGGGAAAAATAAGGGGTAAACGTGAGCATAAACACGAGGTTGGAAGGGACGGGAGTACCGCACGTCGAACTTAGGTTCGAGGGTATTCGGTACGCGGTTAATGAAATGATGACGCAGCAGCAACTGGTGCAGGATGAAGACTTTATAAAAGCGGTTAACGCTGCACTGGAGCCAGAGAACATTAGACGGTTGGTGCACACACAGGTGCAAAGCGCAGTGCGGCAGCTACTTACGGAGGAAATCGCCAACACATTCAAGGTCAGTCAAGTCAGTGAAATAGCACGCGGCATGATTACCGATCAGGTAGTAGCTGCACTTAAGGGGATGAGATGAATAGATTTACAGCTTACAGAACACTCGACATATCAGACACGCATACCGCCGACCAAGTGAACCCGCCGGACGAGGCGCAGTACGAAGGCATCGTGTTCGACAACGGCAAGTGCGCCCTTAACTGGCTTACTGCTGTAAGTTCAATCTCGTTGTGGGATTCGTTCGAGGACGCTATGCGTATCCATGGGCACCCAGAGTACGGCACGCGTATTGTGTTCCACGATAAAGTTTTACCGCTGCCGTGGGAAATGCAGCGCTGTGATTGCTGCTGCGTGACGTGCCACGATGCAAAGCCAGTGCACCACCAACGTATGATTGTATGCCCTGTGTGCGGCAACAAACGCTGCCCGAAGGCAAACAACCACGACTACACCTGCACTAACAGTAACAGGTCGGGTCAGGCAGGGAGTGCGTACCCATGAACCTAACAGACGAGCAAGTAGCGTGGTTGCAGGACGACCTACAGCGGAGTAAGCAACAGGCTACGTGGATGCGTGACAACCCAGAGAAGTGCACCCCGATAGAGCTGGGGCCAGCAGCGACGTTCCAATTCAAATCCAGCATGACCGACGAGATCAAAATGATTGAGTCAATTATGGAAGACCTAAATGACACCGGAAGGGAAAGTAAAGAAGACGATCAAAGCGTGGCTGGTTAAACACAAGGCGTACTACTACATGCCAGTAAGCAACGGCATGGGTCGTGTCGGTGCGCCTGACTTCATCGTATGTCTAGGCGGTAGGTTCGTCGGTATAGAAACCAAAGCCCCCGGCAAACGCGGCAACGCTACGCCCAACCAACTGAGGGAAATAGAATGGATCAACCGAGCAGGCGGTCACGCGTTCGTCGTTGATGATGTCAGTCAGTTAGACGTACTACTACCGTTAGTAAAAGGGGAACAACTTGAAAGTTAGCACGAAGAACAAAGCAGTGTTGCTGAACCTGCGGAACCCAGAGCAGGTGATGGCAGTCGTACCGAAGCACAAAATCATCCCGTACAAAGGGCAGAACCTACTCGCTGTACCGCACGCACTAGAGGTGGTGAAGCTGCTACGCAACATGGGCATCGACGCGCCGAGTCCTATCCGTCACTACTACGACTGGTCAGGGCAGTACGATCCGTTCGCAGCACAGCGAGACACCGCAGAGTTTTTAACACTGAACAACCGAGCGTTCGTACTCAACGACTTAGGCACAGGTAAGACATTAGCGTCGTTGTGGGCGTACGACTACCTGCGAAGTATAGGGCAGGCCACCCGTATGCTTGTCATATCACCGCTATCAACGCTGGAACGTGTGTGGGCCGACGAAATATTCAGGCACTTCCCCCACCTAACATTCTCCGTACTTCACGGCACCAAGAAAAAGCGAGTGAAGTTACTCGACCAGAACGTAGACGTGTACATCATCAACCACGACGGAGTGAAGGTGATGCAGGACGAGCTGGTTAAGCGCACCGACATTGACTTGATACTGGTCGACGAGATTGCACAGGTGGCTCGTAACGCTGGCACTGAACGGTGGAGAGCGCTGAAGAAAATTACTAAAGACGCGGCGCGGCTGTGGGGGTTAACCGGCACGCCTATCCCTAACGACCCGACCGACGCATGGGCGCAGTGCAGGTTAGTAGTACCTGAGAACGTGCCGCCGTACTTCACCCGATTTCGTGACCAAGTGATGCGTCAGTGTGGGCCGTACAAATGGCTACCGAGAGACAACGCACTAGACGTAGTACACCGAGCCATGCAACCTAGCATCCGGTTCGACCGGGACGACTGCATAGACCTGCCGCCATTGATGTACGAAACCAGAGAGATACCACTAACAACGGTACAGGCGAAGATGTACAAAGACATGCTATCTAAACTCTCCACTGAACACGAGGGGGAGCAGATACAGGCGGTGAATGAGGCGGTCAAGCTCATGAAGTTGGTTCAGATTGCGTGCGGCACTGCATACAGTTTAGACAGAGAGGTCGTTGTGTTTGAGCCGACCGACCGACTACAAGAGCTGCGCGACATCATCGCGTCGTCGAACAGCAAGACCATAGTGTTCGTCCCGTTCACAGCGACCGCCGAAATGGTGGCGGCACACTTAGAGCAGAACGGAATTACTACAGGGCTTATATACGGGGCCATCAGTAAGAACAAACGCGATGAGGTGTTCAAGGCGTTCCAAAAAGCGGACGACCCACGCGTCATAGTAGCGCAGCCAGCAGCCATGTCCCACGGACTGACACTCACCGCTGCCAGTACTATCGTATGGTTCGCCCCCGTTACTTCGGCGGAGACTTACGAGCAAGCGAACGCACGAATCACCAGACCCGGCCAGAACCACAGCCAGTTGATCGTTAACTTGCAGGGTACACCGGCGGAGTCTCGTATCTACGACCGTCTGAAAGACAAGGCTACGACACAAGGTGTGCTGTTAGACCTTATTAAAGGCGTAAAATAATTGACACCTACGGTACAGTAACCTATATTAAACTTTAAGGGGAACAATATGCAGCTAGATGAACTTATCGGTAAGTACATCAAAATCCGTGACGCCAAAGATGCTCTCAAGAAGACGCACTCCGAGGAATTGTCACGGTTCAACAACGCACTCGACAAGATAGAGCACTCGCTGCTCGCAGAATTTAATGAAACGGGGCAGGAGTCGGCTAAGACAGCTCACGGCACCGCGTACCGTTCCGTCCGAACATCAGCAAAAGTTGCTGACCGTGACGCGTTCTTCGACTTCGTTAGGCAGAACGACGCCTACGATTTTCTGGAGAGCCGCGCCAATAAAAACGCCGTGGAAGCCTACATGGAAGAACATGATGAGCTACCCCCCGGCATTGATGTATCCCGCGTAACAACCATTAACGTACGACGTTCTTAGGAGAACACAATGAGTAATGTAATACCATTTGAGGGGAGCCAACTACCGGCACACCTCCAGAATGCTAACGTCGCCGAGACGAACACAGCGCTAACCGCTGGCGTATCTGCCAGCTTCCCTGTCCTGTCGATCAAGGGTAAGACCTTCACTGTCGTGCAGGGTGACACACGCAGCATAATTACAAAGTCGGACGACCCCGACGAGCCAGCGAGCAACGTCCAGATAGTCATTCTCGATGCTAACCCTAACTTGTCGAAGGTTTACTACGACGCAGAGTACGAGGAAGGCAGCACTGCTAAGCCTACGTGTGCGTCTGACGACGGTAAGAATCCGCTGCCCGACTCTGAGGACGTGCAGGCTAAAACCTGTGCTACATGCCCCCACAACGTCTGGGGGTCAGGTAAGAACGCACGAGGCAAGGCATGTTCAGACGCACGTCGGTTAGCAGTAGCGCCTGCGGGTCAGGTCAACGAACCTATGTTGCTACGTGTACCGCCTGCGTCACTGAAGCCACTGCAAGAGTACGGCGTTATGCTGGCTAAGCGTGGTGTGGCGTTCGATGCGGTGATCACTAAGATCAGGTTCGAGGCTGAGGAATCATCACCGAAACTTATCTTCAAGGCCATAGGGTTCCTAAGCGAGCAGCAATACGCTGATGTTACCGAGGCCAAAGCAGACGACATGGTCAAGCAGATCATCGGGACGAGTCCCATGGTGCAGTCAGACCCTACGCCTGAGCCTGAGCCTGAGCCTGAGCCTGAGCCTGAGCCTGAGCCTGAGCCTAAACCGAAACCGAAACCGAAACCGAAAGCGAAAGCGAAGCCCAAGAAGACCGAAGAACAAGCTGAGCCACCCGCTCCGTCCGGCTTCGGTGGTGTAGCGGACGACGACGATGAACCTAACCCGGCACAGGACGACGAAGCCGCTGGTGTAGTGAACGGCGACGAGGATGAACTCGACGCGCTAGACGCGCTACTTGCCGGGTTCGATGACTAATGGAGAACTCAATGGAAAGCTTCCAATTTGAGCTGTTGCGGGAGGCGGGGGTAAAACCCCGCCATATCAGTAGGCTACTAGGCGTGTCTCGTGTCACTGCGTCCAATTGGCTGCGCGGCGTCACACAACCCCACCACCTGATACGAGCCAGTGCCGATGAGTTACTAAGCGCTACGCGAGCAGCGATGGAGGACGGGCGACTGCCTGTGCCTGACCAACTTCCTCTGGAAGAACGGTCTGTGCGTACCGCTGCCACCGTCAAGAAGTACATGCTCAAAGCAAACTGTACTGATGAAAGCACCGATGACGGAGCTAATACTCCAGAACTAACTTGATTCGGTTGCTCGGGCTGCTAACGTAGTAGCCCGGCATCAGGAAGGTGGTAAATGAAAGCATCTGATTTCTTGAAGGCTGTGACGCCTTCTGAGGGGGTGTTGTTCGCGGCTGTGCCAGTTCGTTTTGAGAAGGACGGACGGACTATAGATTACTTCAAGCATACCGTGTGCTACACCCATGACGACTTAGCACTACAGTGTAAGGCCATAAGCCAGCAGGGGGACAACGCGTTCTTTGCGCTGGCTAGTTTCAAACAAGAGTCTTACATAGACAAACGCACGAGCAAGAAAAAACAACGCACCCAAGAGAACGCAATGCTCGCTAGAAGTATGTGGCTTGACATTGACTGCGGAGAAAACAAACCGTACGCAACTCAGCTAGATGGCATAGCTGCGCTACGAGCAGGGTTCAAGGCGGCTAAGTTACCAGCCCCTACGTTCACAGTAAGCTCAGGGTACGGCGTCCATGCGTACTGGACGTTCACTAAAGACATACCTAAAGCCCTGTGGATACCAGTGGCGCAACTATTCAAGGCTGTCATGGACGGCACTGGATTGGTTGCCGATAAAGTCACGGCTAATATTGCGTGTGTGCTGCGGCCTATAGGCACCAACAATTATAAGCGAGGGGGAACGCAAGAGGTCAGGGTGCTGCACAAAGCCAAGTCTGTCCGCTTCTCTGACTGGGCGCGCGCACTCAAGAAAGCCAGTGGCGACCTGAAAGTTACGCCCCCAAAGCAAAGACTGACCACTACACTTAACAGCGCACTGAGTGGCGGTATGGATGAGTACCCGCCATCTGACGCGGAGAAGATCGCAGACAAGTGCGCAGTGCTTAACGAAATGCGTAACTTCAAAGGGTCGACGCACGACGAGCAGCAGTGGTATAGCTGCATTGGGGTACTCAGACACACAACCCAAGGGGAAGACATAGTTCAGGGGTGGTCAGCAGGTCACCACGACTACGACCCAATCATTACCACGGATAAGATAAAACAGTGGGAAGATCGAGGGCCGACGCTATGTGACACCATGCGCCAGTTGTTTCCAGCCTGTGCCGACTGCAAAATGAAATGTAATTCTCCAATATCGTTGGGGTATCCCGATCCTGAACACCAGACCACCGTTGAGGTTATACAAGACGCCACGGACGAAGTGGTACTAGAAACCCTGCCGCAGTTGCCCGACGGACTGAAAGACGAGTTCGCATGGGTAGAGGGGCGGGGTTTGATGGCTAGGCTGGAGGATGAAGATGGTAACGTACGCCACGTAGTTGTGTGCTCCCAGTTCCCAGTTCCAGAGTTCATATTTTACGATAAATTATCCGAAGCCTTCTACGTACGAGTGTCAGCACGAACCGCACCGTACACATGGCAGAGCGGAGACCTTCCACTCGACGTAGTTCAGCGTGGGGGCGTTAATTTAATAGGAGCACTAGGTGGTAAGTGCGCAGTCACAGTACGTGACGATGGCAGGCTACTGGTGAAGTTTATGAAGACATGGGTTGACGTAATACGGCAGAGCACAGACCTGCAAACTATGCGTGACCAAATGGGATGGCAGAAAGATGGGTCGTTCCTACTGGGTAAAACTTTGTACAGACCCGACGGTGAGATAAAAGACGTCGTCGTTGCACGGAGCCTAGCGAAGTACGCAGAGTCGCACACACCTAAAGGCGACCGCCAAGCGTTCGTGGACACGATTGACAAGCTGTACAACAAACCGAATTATCAGGAGTACCAGTTTCTTTGGTTGGCCTCCTTCGGGTCGCTACTTATCAAGTTCCTGCACTCTCACAACATCGGTATAACACTGGCAGCTTACTCACCGGACAGCGGTACAGGTAAGACGTCGGTCGCTAAGGCGGCCATTGCAAACTTCGGCGACCCCAGTGGGTTCGGCCAACAAGCAGACGGACAAGACGGAGCGACCGAGTACGCCATAACCGTTATGGCAGGGCTGAGACACAACCTACCGATACTTATCGACGAGGTAACTAACTGGGAACCCAACAGGCTAGGCAAGTTTCTCTACCGTGTGTGCAATGGTACAGCTAAGGTACAGGGCAGCGCCGACGGTGGGCTACGAGACTCGTCAGCGTACAACTGGAACTCAGTTAGTTACATCACCTCGAACTCCCCCCTCGCATCTAAAGTTTCATCCGAAACTAAGAACAGCCAAGCCCAGTTAGCACGACTGTTCGACATTAAGTTCTACAACAAAGGGTTTGATACGCAGGACTCAGTGCTATTCGAGAAACTGTGGCAGCACTCAGGTAACACAGGCGCTGAGTTCGTTGAATACGTAACAGTGAACCAAGACAAGGTGTCTAAGATATGCCACAAGATGCTAGACCGACTGAACAAAAAAGCTGAGGCTAATCAAAGCGCCCGGTTCTGGATGATGCTGGCAGCGGCGACGCTAACCGCAGCGCACATCACACGCCAGTTAGACATGCACCAATTCAACATAGATGAGCTGGAGGATTGGACGATACAACGCATTAAAGAGATTAGGGTGGTGGCAGACAGGTCAGTAGAGTCGGTTGAGGACATGGCGCGGTCGATGATGAGTGACTTCCAGAACGGCATGGTTGTCACGACTGATGAGGCTAAACGTGTCACAGACTTCACCCCATTTGCACCGGGGTACGGAGCGCCACGGCAGTCAGTGCGAGGGCGGTACATAGTCAGTACGGGCGACATAATGATCCCCGTCGGTATCATACGTAAGTGGTGTGCAGAGAACAGCGTCGACTACAGCGACTTCAGGCGTCGGTTAACGGATAAGAACTGGATGGTGGACGCTGACTTACGGTACGATGTTGGTAAGGGAACGTCAGTAGCGTCGACGAGATCACGCTGCTGGAAACTAAACTTTGAAAGCGCAGCGCATGTACTGTCTGTGATTGAACCGGGAGAGAACGATGGTAGCCAAGAAGACCAGCAGCAAGAGCCGTAACTACCGAAAAGAGTACGACAACTACCACGGTACGGAGAAGCAGAAGAAAAACCGTGCTAAGCGTAACGCAGCAAACGAGCTTATGAAGAAAGCTGGAAAGATAAAGAAGGGGGACGGTAACGATGTGGATCACAAAAAACCAATGGCTAAGGGCGGCTCCAGTAAGAAGTCGAACCTAGCCGTGAAACCCAAGTCTAAAAACCGTTCGTTCCCCCGCACTAAAAAAGCGAAGACGAAATAGTTTAGCTGCGGTTCTTACCTTCGTACCCACCAGCCTGACCGTTGACCGGTTTGATCTCGCCACCGGGCATCACGTTCATCGGTGTGTCGTGGTGCAACGTAGGTGCTTTACCACCTAGCTGGCCGCAAGTGCCAACTGTAATGACCGGGCCGTGCTTTTTGAACGAGTGGTTTTCGCCGTAGCAACCACCTGCTTTATCTGCTTTCATTGTTGTTCTCCTGTTATAAAATCGACTTCGTCGTTGTACCTATCGTACTGCTTGCCACCTCGTAACCCACCAGCTCCGCGATCTCTGCGTGAGTCTCTACGGTTTTGTAGCGACCGACGCATTGTCTTCGGGGTTATTCGTACCCCCTTCCGCTGATTGTTACGCAGGTTGAACGCTTGAATCTCTTTACGTACTGCCTGCACGGTGCTACGGTCGCCAACAAGTTTAGCTTGAGCGTACCGCCTCAGCAAGTCACCTCTAACCCCCTCCACAGCCTGCTTTACCTTAGACCTACGCATGTTTGCGGTGTAGTAGTCTGACACTTTGGTTGGCGCAAACCCCATGTACTGCATCAGGACGTCAGCAGAGTCGAAGCCCTCTGGCCCTATGATCGGTTCGCCTGATCGCTCAGTCAGCCCCTGATCGCTCAGGTTGTAACCCTTGAATAAGTTCTGCACTCCTTTCGCTGGGACTATCTTCTCCAGCCCCTTCATAAAGCGACCGCCCTCACCGGTAGACGCTGCGTCGACCATTGTGTTCACCCCGTCGTAGGCGTTGACGCCGTACGCAGGTGCTGCACCTAATGCAGCAATTATTGTCTCGGCCACCGTCTCTCTAGGCGTCTCGCCCTCACGTCTGAACGGCAGAGCGAACAGTAAATCCCCCATACCAATTCTACGAGATACATCAAGCCCACCTATCGTTGGCAGTCCGTGCATCATCGCTCGGGCGAAGTCAGCGCCATCTTCTCCACCCCCACCGAACTCGCTCCAAAACTCCCGCAGTGCCAGCTCCGCGTCAAACGGTTCATCGTCGTCGTCTCCGAACACCTCGGTAGCCAAGTTCGCTAACCATGCAATCGAGCCAGCTAACGGCATACCAGTCATACCACCCATAATCCCGGTGGTGGTGAACAGCCCGAACAAAGTATTACGTGCTTCCCGTTGCTCCTGCTTCGTGGCGTTGGAGTTAAACATCGCGTCTTTCATGTTCTTAGTTATCAGGTACACCATGCCCTGCTGGTACTTCCTGAACTGAAACACGATCTTACCTAGCGCACGTGACCCTGCTACCTCCTGCATGTAACGAGGTGCGTTCAGTCCTGAGTAGTCGAGCTGTGTTTCGTTCACGCCTTGCAGCGCGTACTCAGTTGCTTGTGCGTGAACCTGCTCAGCACTCAACGTGCTGTCGCCCTTCAGACGCTTACTCTCCAGACGGTACGAGGCTAAGGCGGTAACGGCTCGGTTGGCGAGTTCGCTAATCCTAACAGGCGTGTTAAGTATTTGTATGTACTCACTGTTACGGCTGAACTGACTGGCTATGCCGGAGTCGGAACCACCTTTGGCAACTGCGGACAGGTCGTGCTCGATAGTGATGTCTAGCTTGTTACGCTCCAGCAGCTCCTGCATCATGCGAGACTCGTTGGCCGGTAGCTTACCTTCCCAGTCAAACTCCATGCGCCAGCCCCCGTTACGGAACCCGCCCTCTTTAACCCAATTCGACTTTATTATTTTCCCGGTGTCAGCGTACGCTTTACCTATCGCAGAGGTAGCGCTACGTACGCCATGTCGTGCAGCTAACCACGGAGCCGTTATCATCGGCACCTGAGACATGTTCGTCGCTATGTACGCTGGAGACAGACCCAAGTGAGCCATGAAGCTGAGCGTCATAAACGAATCAGCGATAGGACTTTCGTCGTGCTCGTACACCATACCCGCACGGTTGTTAATCTCGTTACGTACTCTGGTCGCTTCCCCTTCGTTTTGGCGAGAACCCATACCACGTATATCTAGCAGCGCTTCACCAACTTCTTTGGAGTGCTTCATGCGGCTGATCATGTGCGCGTTCTTCACAGCAGAGTCGGAGAACACCTGTCTCATGTCCTTGTCTGCCCCATGTACGCCCTCTCGCTTAAGCTGGGATTTAGCAGCGGCGTTACCCGGCAACATGTCTGCGTACATGTACTCAAGGATGCCCCGCACTTTACCCTTGGCATCAGGGGTGAGGTCACTACTGGCAAAGTATTTTTCGATAGCAGCAATGTCTGGAGCGTCCCTAATCTGAGCTTTGTACAGGTCGGTCGACTCTTGGTAGTAGCTGGCCCCCATCCGCTTCTCTAGCTGGCGCTGGCGTTCACGAGCCTCGTTTACAGTTTTGAACGACTCCGCGATGTAGTGGTTAGGGTCTTTGCGTAACTGCGCCATCAACGCTTTGTCTTTGCCTACTAACGGCGCTTCGTCGTTAGCGTTCATCAGGGCTTCCAGCTCACTAGACATGCCGACCGTGTAGTACTTGTTCAGCCGCTTCAGTGGGAAGTACGGCCCTTTGATCTTCTTCATGGACTCTAAGTCGCCGGTCAGCTTGTCCAAGTTTTGTGGGTTATCCGCAGCGGCGGCGTCAAGTATCGCGCCCTCCAGTATCGCCACCTTATCGTTGTGCCAGTGAGTGAACTCGTCGCGCACAGTTTCATACAACGTCTTTACGTCGCCGTCTAACTTGTCAAAGTTCCGCTTGAGCTTCTGCTGCTCCGGTGTTTGTGGAGCATCTTTCGATGGGTCGTACTGCTCCAACGTGGTGTCGATCATCAGCGCGTTCATAGCTTCTATTTGCTTAGGACGGTCAGACTGAATTGCAGACCACACCTTGTTAACTGAGTGCGCGTCAGCGAGTAGGTCTTTAGACGTTCGCTGTATCTTATGAACCGCGTCGACGTAGTTACGAACCTGCGGGAATCCGGATCGGTCTGCTATCTGCTCCAGCGTCAGCCATCCTAGCTTGCCTTTCTCGTACGCTGTGAATACGCCGGGGAGAGTTTCCTCTACCTTCCACGCTATCTTGTCAGAGATGGCGCTCATCTCTGTGCTGACACGCTCTGAATTTGACTCGCCGAACTTAGCCATCGAGATTGGGAGTACGCCTTCCCAGTCGCTTACCGGCTTGAATACTACCTGCCCTTTGTCGTTAAACTCCGTTGTGTATCTACCTGACTTTACTGCGTCGTCCAGTACTTGTATCAGGTCGTCGATGTATTCTTCTGTAGCAGTGCCGTCGGCGATCTTACCGATTAAGTCTTCTCGCCCCATCGCTACGATAGGGTTGAGGGTTTGTCCTGAGCGCGACTCATTCTCGTACACGTTTACAGTGGCCTGATCTCCGGCTTCTGTCGTTTGGAACTCATGCGCAGCGTACTGGCCCATCAGCTCTTTGTTAAGTCTTCGCATCAGCGCGAGAGTTTCTGTCTCACCTACCTCTTTGCCTGCCAGTTTATGGAACCCGTGACGACGCAGCCACTGCTTGAACTCACCGACTGCCGCTTTAATGTCGTTCCACAACCCAGCGTTAGTCTTTCGCCCCATAGAGTATGCCATCATCTCCTCGAACAAGACGGCTCTAGCTCGCAGCAACCCCATGTCGGAGTCGAGGAACTCTTTTTCGTAGTGCAGGAGCGCGTCGCTAACGCCTAACTTATCCGCTAGTGCGAACAGTTTGTCGCGGCCCATACCGAGACTAACGCTTGCCATGGCACCTGTGCGGTCTGCCCCGAACATAGACGCCGCAGCAACGTGAGTCATTTCATGGAGCACCGTGTCTTCGATGTCAGCCAAACTTGAGTGCGAATCTGAGACGATGTAGGCCGTGAAGAATGGTTCGTTGCCTGTCTTGAACGTCGTCCTCGTATTCATCACACCGAACAGCGTTGCGCCGCCCAGCGCTTGGAACTCCGCTTGAATGTGAGCAGGTAGGTCGGAAAAAGTCTCTACCACCTCTAGCTTCCAACTCCCATTGGCACGCCAACCTCTGGCACTAGCGATCCTGCTGGCTACCCGCTTCGCAGCTTGTGCAGTCACTCCTGTTTTCTTGCCTTTGGAGGTGCCTTCGTACGCGTACATGTCCCCCTTCTCCGTGGGGATCACACGCCTAGACTTCTTCGTCGTTATCTTACCGTCGGCCGCTAGTTTTTCTGCGAGTCCTTCGATGGCTTGTTGTTGTGTCTGGTTTTCAGAAACAGTCGTGTCCCCGAGTCCAGTCTCGCCGGGTTGTTCCTGAGCTGCTTGCTGGCTATCGTCTCGGCTGAGTCGAGCAGACGCTTCACTCCGTTGTTCTCTGGCGCGGTCATTTTGTATCTCCTGTAAAGCTCGCTGTGCACTGTTGACCAGACCTCGGGCCGACTGTTCACCTGTAGCAAGCATCTCAATAACTGTCTGCTGGTAGCCGGGGGTCAGCTCTGCAAACGGCGTCTGCGCAACTCCCTCTGGCTCGTTCTGGGCGGTGCGATCATAAATCGTCTCCCCCATACTAAGGGTTTCGTCGTTACGGAACGCTTCCAGTAGCTCTACGTGGTTGGCAGCGCTCTCCTCTTGCAGTCGTGCGTTCTCTGCCCTAATTGCTTCGTCTGACTCTCGGGCGTCTTGCTCCTGCTGGAACTTACCGAACCACTGGCGTTTTTGTGACTTGGACTGCGCCGCCCACTTCTTACCTGTCTGAGTCTCGAACTCAGTTTTAACCATCTCCGCAACGGCTTCGTTTTCCAGTAGGGCGTCCACTCGCGTCGCGTCGGTAACGTCGAACGCACTTATGCCCGACACCCCCTTCGTCTCATCTCGTATGGTGAAGCCAGCACCTTCAGCCAACTCCTCTTGAGCGACGGCTTCCACTTCTTCGTCTTGGTTAGCTAGCGCTTGCTCGTCGGCTACCCCACCTACAAGCTCGGCCTCGTCCACCACATCCTCTTGAGCGGCCTGCTCCGCGTTCATCTCTCGGCGGCGGGTGTTGATCTGGCCCAGTGCGTCGTACATGTCGACGCCCATAGAAGCCTCGACCTTCCCTCGGATACCTTTCAGGTAGTTGCTCACCGTGTTGCGCTTCATGCCTGTGCGGTCAGCGATGGCTTTGGGTGATACGTTACTCTTAGAGTTCTTCTTGCTGAGGGAGACTATAGATTCCATCTCGTCGTTCACTGCTGCGTCAAGCAACAGGTTCCAGACAGTTTGTTCACCATCAGTAAGTCCCATGTCCTGCTGACCCACCTCCAGAACGTCCATCAACTCCGCGTCGGTAGCTTTCACTGGCTCTGCAACAGTCTCAGTGGTCTGCTGCGCTGCGGGAGCTGCAACCACAACCGGAGCTACGGGGTTTTCTCCGCGCTCAACGATAACCTCACGCACCAGTGCTTTCTTCCACTCGGAAGTCTTCGCGTTGGTCAGCGTTTCACGCAGCTTAGACAGCGGCACCTCTCGATACCGTAGCAGCATTCGTTGTAGGTCAGCGTTAGGTGACCCGTCTTTAGTGCTGGCCTTTACCAGTGCTTCTCGCCCCGCCGCAGTCTGAAATATGGGGTCGCTGACAAGGTCTCGTCTTTGCTGCTTCCGCGTGCGCTTAGGCTCGTTCGTCTTCTTAGCCAGTGCGTCACGAGTAGCTTGGTCCGCTTTCTCCTGCGTGTCCGGAGGTGTAATAGAATCAGGCTCGTCGACGAGGTTCTCAACCTGAGTGGCCTTCCCTCTACCGGCGCGGCGTTCTATCCTACTGGCTACCGCACCTACAAAATCTCTGTACGCCCCGGTTGAGGGGTCTAGCTCTTGCGTGCTCGTGTTGCCGTTCGAGTCGGACAGTTTTACGTACGGGTTACCTTCGTACGGAATTGGTAGGAACTTCTCTGGTTGATTTTCGTTGTGCGCCCAGATAGCACGCAGCTCCATTACCTCCCCTTCTGAAAGGCGGCGCTCGATCTGCGTCTCTTTATCGTTGGCGTAGATTGCAGGTTCACTCGGAGCGTCGTAGGCTGCTTTAACGTCAGCTTCGCGCTGCTTAGACTGCTCTTTGGTTGGGCGCTTCGGCGTCGACTGATCAATGGCTTCGCCCGGCGTCTGACCATCCAGAATATTCAGCTCTGCATCAACTCCGACGGCTTCAAGACGACCAAGTATCACGCGCTGGTTAGCAGCGCTATCTGGAGTGAACTCGACGTCGGGAGTTGTAGGCGGAGGGCTGTTACCTTCGCCATCTCCGGTTATGTCTGTCCCACCTAAATCTGGTTCACGTTGTGGTCGTAACCCACCTACTACACCGCCAGCCAAACCGCCAGCAGCAGCACCGGCGAACGCGGCTTGCCATAATTTGTTTCGGTAGTCCTGCTGTTCCTGAAGGTCGTCGTCAAACGCCTGAACCTCAACGTCAGAGCCTAGGTCTTCCAGCATGGTCTGCCCTGATTCCGTCGCGCCCTCTACTGCAGCCGCCGCACCGAAACCTTTAAGCCCCCGCTTAACAACACCGCCGGAGGTGAGTGCGTCGCCTAACTTACCGGCCGCACCCTGCGGTAGAAATCGCCCCGCCCCTAGCAAGAACAGGTCACTGGCGAACTCAAGCGAGCCTGCGGCTGTGCCGTAGAACGCAGCTTTGACGTTATCTACTTCGTCGAGCGTGTTGCCGCGTGCTATCTGTTCTTCACCGGCCTGCCCATACGTAGAACCGAGTCCCTGCCCAATCGCGTTAACACCTAAACCGCCAGCGAACCCGCGCTTAGCAGCTTTCTTAATCTGGTCTTTAGTGGCGTGTTCAGCTAGTTTCTTCAGCCCACCCTTGGCTAGCTGCTTACCAGCAAAACCTGCGAGTCCGCCGCCAGCTAGATTAGACAGCCCGAGGGTCGTGTAATACTGTGCAGCATCGACGTAGTCACCGCCGGTGGCCTCGTCACTTTGTAGGTGCTCAAGTTCAAACGCGGGACGCTGATGCGCCTGCATCGCCTCCATGCGTTCTTGGTAGGTCTCGAACAGGGCGTCGCGGGTATCAGTAGCGCCGACAGAGTCAGCGACCAGTGCGCCAACACCTGCGCCCAACCCGACTATCTGGTTACCGTAGGTGCGTATGCCGCGTTGGAAATCCCCGCGTGTGTTTTCAGGTTCAGGTGCAACCGCTTCGCGTCGTGTACCGCCCATAAGCCCAGCGCGGACAACGTCACGGTTAACCCCTACATCATCAGCATAGCTATTGAGTAAGTCCTCGTCAGACTGATCAGAAAATTCAGGGTATTGATCTCTGACGTCTTGCAACGAATTGACAGGCACTTACTTAACACCCCTGTCAGGGAAGCCATCCCCCAACATCGTTTTCATTAGTTGGAACTTACCTTTAGCGGGGAGGTTTTCCCAGAACTCCCACCCCGGCTTAATTTCCCCATCGGTATCGTATGCAAACTGACCCAGCGAGTCCTCGATGGCTTCGACCCCGTCGATTATGTTCGCGTTAGCCTCGTTGGTGCGTTTCGCACCTTCATTGGCGAGTTCAGCTTCAACAGCAGCCATCTTCGTGTTGACGTCTTCCATGTACATTGCGGCAACTTCCTTACCCTGCACCTGAGCTTTCATCCAAGCGACGCCCTCGTTGTAGCTACCGCTGAACACTTCACGAGTGGTTTTACTTTTCTCGTTGTTGGCAGCTATTGTTGTCGCGCCTTCTTCGTCGGTAACTACGTTGTAGTGCCAGCCGGGAGAGAAGTTCTCGTCATCGCTCCAGATTTTAGCCATGCCTTGTAGCGTGTCGGCCCTGTCCATACGTGCAACGATTGCTGTTTCACCGAGAGCGCGTTGTTTGCCTGTAGTGCTAGTTTCGTTATCGAGCCACCTATCTTGCACGTCAGCGTGCGCTCCTCGGTACACATCAGACTCCCTGAACGACTCTCGATCACCGTCGTACTCGCCCCACGCGGCAGACAGTGCGTCGTAGCCAGTGTTGATACGGTTGGTTCGATCCTGCGCTGTGGTAGCTGCGTCGATGTTCTCCGCTCTGGCTAAGTTGAGAGCGGTCACGCCATTTGCGCTGTTTATGCCCGTCGCAACTTCAGTGGCAGTGAAAGCGTCCTTGTACGCAGTGTTAGACTCAGTGTTATCTTCAACGTCAGACTGCTTACGTTGAGCCAGCGCATGGGTCAGCCCGAATTGGCGGTCGTTCTCTCGATCCCTATCTAACTGACGTTCAGCGGCGGTTAGTGAGTCTGCGCGTTGGTACGCGTCGTTCGCCTCGTCAACAAGCCCTCTCGATGCCATAGCATTAGCACGAGCTGACTGGAACTCAGCCTCAGACATAGGTGCACGCGGTGCTGGCCCTAACCCTTGCACGGGGTTGTTGGGTGACATTGGCCCGGCGTTCGGGCCAGTCTGCAACGGGTTGGGTCTGATAACAGGGGAGGATAGCCCTTGCTCAGCTCCAAGTGGATTGTTCTTCGCGCTCTCCGCTACGAAATTGTTGTAGTTGTCGTAGTTCTCTTGAGTCTCAGAACGCAACGCACCGATTTCTTCCTCAACGGCACGTAAATCCCGCTTTCGCCGCGTCGCATTGAACGCATCAATAGCGCCTTCAGCCGATAGTTGACCGGCGCGCATACCTGCTGCGAATCCCATTAGGCAACCTCCTCAGTGATCTCAACCATTCGTGAGTTCAGCACAGTGTAGTCAACAAGCTGGAACCCGTCTTCTTCATACACCGCGTTCGGGTACTTCTTCTCAACTTCGTCAGCCATAAATCCTATGAATGTGCGTGATGGGTCTGTCTTATAGCTGAACTTGTAGAAGTTAAGGTCGAGGCTTTGGTCGTACCGGTGGAATACAATGTCTTGCTTCAACCGCCGGTCAGAGGGTATTAGCCCCATCGCAGCCCCACCAAGTCCCATCATACCGCCGAACATTGCTCCAGCACGCTCTTGGTTGTGGCCGTATATTGCTGTTTGGTTACTGGCGACGTTAGACAGCCCTTGAATACCTGTCTGATACCCAGCGTTCATCGTCTGCCCACCAGCGCCTAGCCCTCGCATATACTGGTCGCCTGCCGCCATGGACGTTCCTGCACCGGCTGACCCTGCGCTGGTAGCTCCTTGGTACGCTGCTGTTGATGCGCCGGGTAAGTTACGCCCCAAGCCTGCGGCGCTGGTCATGTACGCCTGCCCTCGATTCACAGCCTCAGTGCTTGCTCTAGTCATGGAGTTAGCAGTTGACGCAGATAGGCCAAGTGCCGCTTGCTGTCGAGCTGCTTGTGCTGCGGGGGAGTTGGGGTTTACGCCGCGAGCAGTGTTGAACCGGCTGAGTTGTCCTTGTGTATTGTCGAACGCTCTGGCGGAAGCAGCGGCTGCGTCACCTGCCCTACCTTTACGGTAAGAGTCAGTGCTAAAGTTCTGCGCATCGGACACAATTTGCTGCTCGACAGGACGGAACGTATTCACGTTATAGTCGTAGTAGTCCTGCGCGTGCTGCATCTGCTGATCCTGAGCAGCTATCTGCCCCTGAGCTATGCTCTGTAGGATGGGACTCAACTCATCGTACTGGCGTTCAGTAAAGTCTATTTGTCTGTTGCCGAGGTCACGCATAACACCCACGGCTTCCCGTGAGACGTTTTCTAGCCCGGTCATATCAGGCGCGGGTGGATTTGAGGATTTCTTTCCCATCAATATTCTCCAGCCAGCGGGTTGCGTCCGCCGGGGTTAGGACTAATACCTGCATGTCACCGTCAGTAGCAGCGTCTTTCATTATAAATTCTTCACGAAATCCTAGGTGCTTATCGAATGCGATAACGTCCACCTCGCTCACAGGCACCATGCCGGTAATTCGCTTTAGTTTACACAGGTTAAAGGCGTAATCACACACAGCGCTAAACAGGGGCACGATTAGCTTCGTCTTAGACCTGATGGCAATGTGCACCAAACAGTTCCTACCGTTGTAGTTGTTGAACACCACCCCGGCTAGAACTGAGTTATCTTGCATGATACCTATGGCGGAGAACCCGCCCCAGCTCGCGTCCTGCCCGGTCTGCACGGCAACCCATGTCCCGATAAGGTCTTTACGGTCTAAGACAATACGCGCTTTGTTCATTGCGGTGGCACCGGGATGACTACCTCTGACAAAGACTGGGCATCTTTGTACGTAGTTGGTAGGTCACGTAGTTCTTGGCGGTATGACTGGAACGCTGCAACTTGTTCATCAGATAACGGAGAACCGGGCAGTTGAGTCCAGTCTGACGCTGTTAGTAGCCTGTCTCGCTGTCGACGTATGCCATCAAGGAGCGCAGCGTTAACCTGTGCAGCGTCTAGCTTCCATGATTTTGTAGCGTAGTCGAACTCATGGTCGTCACTTGGGCATGGGGGGAGTTGCACAAGTTCGCCGGATACGACCATGAGTTCGTCAACACCTGCAGTCAGTTCCTCGACGACGACCGCGTCGCGCTCTTTGATGTTGGCATCCACAGCTGTCCTCGGCCCCGTGACCCAGTCAGTTATACGACCCTCACTGTTATAGAAAAGCGCAATCATTTTTTAGCCGCCAGTACGGATATGCTGTAGTTACTCATATATCGCTCATGCGCAGTTGTCTGATTGGGTGGTGGCTGAGTTCGGGCTTTGAGTTGCGCTCGTGCGTTTATACACCATGTGGGCACTGCTACGAACATAGAGGTGTTAACCACGCCGCCGTACCCATCAGCAAACGAGAACGCTGCCAAACTAAGCGATGCTGAAGATGCGTATGATATCCACGTCCCAAGGTTACTTTGAAAGTCCACCTGAATGTATATTTCTGCGCTACCTTCGTCTGCGTTACCGCCCCAAACTGGCCCACCACCAAACTGCACGCGGCCTTGGAGAATTGCATGTGTTGGCCCAGTCGTTATAGCCCACCCACCCATGTCTACTACGCTGCCAATGTTGTTCCATGCCCCCGTAGAGTTGTAGCCGAGCCACCCACCAACACCGACAGGCACCGTGACTGCGTTGTCGCCTATCTTGAGCGTCGTGACTGCGAGCGCGTCGATGTTAGCTTCTTTGACGGCAAGCACTGCTATCTTGGCGGTGGTGACTGCAAGGTCTTCCATCTGGGCTGTGCCGACAGCGAGATTTCCGATAGCTGCCTGCCCTATAGCAGCGTTGGCTAAGTACGTGGTGAAGTTGGCTGGTGTTATCTGCGAGAGGAATGCGAACCCTTTTAGCTGGTTATCGAATCCAAAGAAATTTGTGTAGGAGGCATCTGTGAACTTGTACCCACCACTGCCGTCATCCTCGAAAGTGAGGTCTAGCTCATCCTGTGCAGCCTGTGCAGCCTGACCAGCTACGTCAGCGGTATTCTGCGCAACGCCAGCGACTTGCCCTGCGGCTTCGGCTTCTTGTTGTGCGGCGTCTGCTGCTAACTGCGAGTTACCCGTAGCCAAGTTCATGGCATCCAGCACTGTCTGGATAGACGACTGCACCAATGTGCTATCGTAGCCTGAGTCAGACGCTAATAGAATGTCCCCACCCGGCCCACGTATGATGAAAGTGCCATTATCGACATCGAAGGAAAACCCCGGTGTGCCGACACCATAGCCAACCGATTGCAGGGTTTCTCTTATAAGAGCAGCGTTGATGGTTACACGCCCGTTCAGAAGTTCTAGCGCAGGAGTAGTCGACCCGAAGCTACGTATTATAAGTTGGGGCTGCGTACTGGTGTATGTAACATTGCCGTCTTCGTCTATGTTCTCTGTCTGCCCAAGATTAAGAAAGAAGCCAGACCCGGCCTGTGAGTTAGTGAAATTGTAAGACGCTATCTCGCCAGTGCGTATAACGGCTGCGTCAAGGTTCGCTATCTTACCCGTGGTAATGGAGGCGTCGACTATGTTGGCGAAGTCGATTGCTGCTTCGCCTATCTTGGCGTTGGTTATTGAGGCGTCTTGTATGAACGCTGACTTAATGTACACACCGGGCGGCACTTCTACGTCGCCAATCATAGTCGGCGTAGTCTGAATGATGAACGGAACACCGTCGAACGCTCCCCACGCACCGTCGGTATATAGCTTGTACTCGCCCGTATCACTGTTGCGCCAGATATGCCCTTCCACGCCTGTCGGCTGACCCGGCTGGTTATAGTTGGGCGGTGACATCAGGAAGAAGCGGTTAACGAGTATGCCGAACTCTGTAGTAGTGTCCCCTGTGTCACTGGTAACTGACGCAAGTCCAAAGCCGTTGGCTAAGCCGTTAGCGTCAACCGTCACCATATAGTTTTCGGCAACGCCGTTCGTTAAGTTGTTCAGGTCTTCTGTAAGCTGGCTCTGACTTATCTGGTCAGTAAGCTCGCTCAATAGCTCTGTGACGTCGTACGCAGTTTGTGCAGACACCGGGCCGCTGTAAGCGCCGTACACGTTGTTTATGTTTCTGAACCGCACCCAGTAAAAGTACTCGGCGTTAGTACCGACGTAATCGGAGAACACTGACACATGCCCAGTAAGCGTAGCGATAAGTATCGCGTTGCTGAAGTCGTTATCAACTGACCGCCACACTTCAGTAGCGCCGTGGCCGTAGTACGTAGGCGTCGTCCACGTTAGCGTTATGAACTCGAACCCTGATGTGGCGGTAAGCCCCACCGGGGTCTCAGGCGTGAACACCGGCACATCAGAATCACTGTCAGATATGGCACTAACAGCGTCAGTAACTGTAGACGTAAGTTGACTCTCGCGTACCAGCGGATCACCTGCACTGGCGTTAAGCGCCTCACGAACGCGGTCAAGGAACAGCCGTAAGTCAGGGGGTATCGTAGACGAAACAGTCGGCAGCGAGTCGTTAGGCACTTGCTATTTCCTCACCAGACTGTGCTAACACTACGTTGAAAACTTCTTTGTCCCCCACCAGTTCGATCTCCCAATCTCTAGCGAGTATAGAAGGTAGCCTAAACATCACACGGCTAGTGACCGTCCCTGAGTGTAGCGACGCCCCGTCAGCGAACACCTCGAAGTCCAACGGGTACGACTCCGCCTCCACCTGCATAAACCCGAAACTAACTTCTCTCGGCAGCGAAAACTTCTTAGACTTCCACGTGTACTCAGACGCAGCGCCGTCACCCCACGCAACGATGCTATTAGCATCATCTACTATGTATAGCTTATCTAGCCGCAGGTCAGCGAACGCCGCCGTAACTCCAGTGAGGTCAAGCGTCACGGTCTGCCCCGACGGTACGTCGATGATGATCGCGCCGGTAGAGTGGAAGCCGTAGTACTTCAGGTCGTGCGAGTAGCCGTAAACTGAACTGGGGTCGAGCAGATCGTTCCACTGCTTGTAAGTGAACATAGCCTCCGTTTCGATCACAGACCCGCGAGGGCTAACAGAGACTAGCCCGTCAGGGCTGGTGTAGTACACCTTGCCGTTGAGCACTTCAATGCTGCGTTTAGACACACACCCCTGCTCGATATCGCCCTCAACCACAGTCATAAGCGCCGGAGTACTGCCCTGTATAAAGTATGGGCGTTCGTTAGTCAGCACCACCAACGTAGTGTCTACCGCAGCCATGCCGATAATAGGACTGTTGACTGTCAGCGCATAATTAATGGGCCACGCATGAGGAACATAGGGTTCGCAGAAATATACGTCGCGGCCTACAAACCCAGCGACGATACCGTTCGCCATGTTGGTCAGCCCCTTCAAGCCGGGGGGTGGTACGTCCCACGTTATGCTGGCTATTTGCTCCCCGAGGACGTTCGCCTCCACGTTATCTACGAACGTCTGCTGCGTGACAGGGATTTCGTCAACGAGTAAGAACGTCCCGGCTATGGAACGGTATATGCGCTTAGTCACTTCGACGGACGCCATGCCGACGTCGGGAGCGCCTGTGGTCAGCGTGTCAATAGTTATCACGCTGTCGGACTCTATGTAGAACTCAACTATGTTTGCGGCCGCAGGAGACGGCGCGGACTCCATAGTGCGGCCTGCCTTAGCCCACACATAGGTATACACGTAGGTGCGGTATTCTACCGTTAGTCCGTCAGTTTCCGAGGGGGGTGTTATTGATGCCACCGGCGCTAGGGTTGGCTTAGGTACGCCTAGGTTGTATGAGTTTGACGCGCCGTGCAGCGTGCCATGTAAGCTCCCGCCTCCGGACGGAGTGACGAACTCATTGTATGTAAACTGCGGTACGAGGAAGTTGTCATCGTTGTCGGTGAAGTAAACAACTTCGTAGTCGTCCCCGATTATCTGCCCACGACAGAAGTCGACATCGTTAACAGACGCCATCCACCACGTACCGTCTTCGACGGTGTAGTCCTCGTTGTAGCGGAACAGCGTCTTAGGGTCGATGCCTAGTGTGTATAGGGGGCTGCCGTAGCTGTATGTAGGCTGCAACGGGCCGCGTCGAGTAGTGTCTACGTTGAGTGCTGTCTGCGACCTATCTTCCGGCAAGTACCGCGCACTCGTCCGTGGGGAAATCCCACCGAATTTTGATACTTTCAACGCTACCACGGTTGTCTCCTAAATTTGTATCCGGTTAGCTACCCACCCGTATAAGAACGATTCGTCCTTCTCTCGCTGTTCAACTAACGACAAGTAGAACGCACCCTGTACGCAGTTTAGCAGCTTCAGTAATACGTGCGAATCCCTGTGTGTCAGATACCCACCCAAAGCCGTGAGTGTGCCGCTGCCTATTACTCCATCAGCCTCGATGTCATCATAGAACCCCTGTTTGTTGTTCAGCCCGTTAAGGCACACCTGCAAGAACATACCTGCACGGTGCACACCAGTGTTAACCGCAGTGTCGAACACTTCCATAGCGATGTTGGGGCTTAGCTTTAGGATTACGTCACCGTTAATCTTATCCCAATACTCTTTGGTGTATACGTACACAGCTACGTCTTGAGGCATAGCAGTCATGTCACCCTTGTAGCCGTACTGCCTTGCGACGGCTTCAGTAACGCCGAACTTAGTCGCGCCGCCTGAGTCGTCGCTGTGGTTAGAGTACCCACCCTCAATGCCTATTACGTCGGCTATGATGCCCTCACGTGTTGTTGCGTAGGCACTACTCATAGGTCTTTATCCTGTGTGCTTCTGCTTGGTCAGGGCCGGGGGCCATCTTAGACAGTACGTTAACACCGAAGAACATGAACGTAGGTGTCATCTTACGCCACTTCGGTACGCGTGCTTTGCAGAGGTCAGTAAACCATTGGTCGATGGCACGTTTCAGTTCACGGTCAGTTGTCTCGTCCCTGTCGCGCCCTTCCCAGTGATAATGCCTCCACCACAACAAGCCATCATGTATAGCACTTGGCACCATCACCCAGTCATGGTCAGGGAAGGCATTAGCACCGTTCCATGCAAACCCAGACTTGAGCGTGATTCCTTTGCGGCTGATCTTGATACGTGCGTCTTCGTAAGGGAACCGCAGCTGGATAGGAAACCACTTAGGGAACGGGTAATGTTCCTTGGTTTCTACGACGTACTTAAACCCTTCACGGACTTTCATCTTCTTCCCCTGCGACTTCAACGGCTACAGAAGTTGGCCCGACCTTGCCGTCGCCAATAGAAAATTCCGGTTTAACTTTAATCAACCCGCCGAGCGCGGATACCTCGAAGCCCATATCAATCGGTGCCATACCAGCACACCCAGTGAGCATCAAACAAGTGAGTAGTGTAATCATAGTACGCATATCAATCTCCGTTGTTAGGGACATATGTAGTTTCGTCGTCGGCGCGGCAGTATTTAACGTAGTGCTTACCATTCTCCACTTTGCGCATCAAAATTCTCTGTGTAGTACCCAGTTCCAGTCTGAGTTGCTTTACCTTTTCTCTAAGCGTTTCTACCCCATCTTCATCTTCAGGGCCACGTTTCATTGAGGCATCTTCGAACGGTGTCCACTGGTCAAACTGCGAACAAAACGCTGACTGGTGTGCGCTTATTGCGATCTCAGGAGTGTGGCGGCGCTCCACTGGCTCGGGGGGCGGGAAGTAACGTATGCCTATAGCGACTAACGTCATCGCCAAGAAAATCATGATCGCGTAGTTAGAGGGTATGGCCCACCCATAATGCGACGCGAACGGGGCAGCGATGCCCAGCACTAAAACGATCTGCCAGAGTTTCAACCGTTGTAGCAGTTCTGCGATGCTTTTTGCTTCCACTTACCTGCGCTCCCATGATCCTTGAGGGTAACACCTGCTCCGCGTCCTTGGATACAGGTCGAAATAGTAACCACCTATCCGACAGTAATCGTAGTGGCTTGTTTGGTTTATTAAATACATACCGTAGTTGTCTCTGGCCCAGCGCACTCCATGTGCACTCAAGCTGGATGAAAACAGCAGTAGTATTATTGCGAATTCACCTTGGCTTCTATCGACCGTAAAATTGTAAACATTTGCTCGTGGTCACGTTCGTTTTCTTTTTGCAGCAGCTCGCCTATATCACTGGCTTTAATTACGCTTTGTTCTAGGAGGTCAATCTGGTGGTTAAGTAGGCTGTGGTTGTGGCGCAGCTCTTGTAGGTCGTCACGGCTGGACTCTGTATGCTCGTAGTGGGCGGCGGGACTAGTGTCGTGGGTGCCAATAGACGCGTCAGCAATCGTGCTAACCTTCGCAAGAACCACAAAAGAGACTGTGGCAGCTACCATTGCCATTAGGTCTAGCGCATCTTTTAACACAAACTTCTGCCCAAACACCTGCTACCTCCTAAACTTAAACACGTTATGACAAGTCTCTAATGAGTTTGCCTAAAATTATATTGTCTCTTGTTTCTTGATCCACCGAAGGTATTGCGCCCTCCGCTAACAAGAGATCAACAAATGCTTGATAACCAGAGGAAGAATCGCAGCATTCAATATTCACATTTCTCGAAGTTAGAAGATGGTATGTAGCCTCAATCTCCGCTTCCGCTGCTGTCCACGTGCCTCTATCAGCAGAAAGGTCTTCAACAAAATATCGAACATCAATAATTATCTGACGGCCAAGAACATGTGCTTTCAAAGATTCGCTAGTATGATCTGACCAAAACACTCGCCCTGTGGGTAGCCCTTCACCATCATCACTTGTCAACTCAAGAGCATACTCTGGGGCCATATCGCCCCACTCATTAACAACGCTTCGGTAGTCGCCTTTTTCACGTATGCCGCTTACTTCGCCAGCAAACAATCCGGTAAACCGATTGAACTGAACTATTCCTACGGGTCTCTCAAAAATATTCATGACATAATCCCCACTTCAAATAAGGCTTGTGTGAAAAGGGCTGTGCTTTCAGGTTTTGATATGAGCAATTTATTTCCTTTTGAAGCAAAATAATTGACAGTGTTTTGCCACTCACCAACGCTACTGTTTACATATGTTTGTTCAATCAGTCTTATTGGCCCGTTATATTCTAAGAAGGCTATATCTTCCGAGTCCTGAGTTACGGCACCCTGATCACTAATCTTTATATTTTCAACGCGCTGAAGCTCCACATGACTCATATCAAAAGTCCCAACTGTAGGTTTAACTTCGTAAGATTCGTTGTCGTAGACCTGACCGCTATCGGCTTGAACTTCTGTGTACTCAGCTCCCTGATAAAATTCAAGTTCAGGATCAGTTCGTGTTTGCCCGTCTTGCATAGTTGCGTGATCAATAGTCACGTTAGTCGCACTTTCAGTGCAAGAAATAACCGTATCAGTTTTTTCAATCGTTCGCAGAATAGTACAGATGTCGCCATTCATATCAGTATCTTCTTCTACTGCTGTTACATCAGGGTTGGTAGTTGTTCCTGCCGCCCAGTCTGATCCAGACCCGGATTTTTGATGTATTGCTTGACCTAAGTTCTGGGAGGCAGTCGTGGCGCTGGCTCCAATTAAAACTTCTCCGGCTGTTGGGGTTAATGCCGTTTTAAACGTATAAACAACACTTCCAATTGTTACCGTATCGCCATTGGAAGGCACCCCGGAAAAGCGAACCATATTCATGGCATATCTGCCCATTGTCGGGGTCTGGGTAACTCTAGCAACGGGCGATCTTGATATTTTTGTACAAGGTCTGGGAGCGCGGAACATTCCTACCGACCTGTCAGGGGTTGCCGTGCCTGTTATGTCACTGATAAGAACGAATCCGTAACTAAAGTTAGCATCCTCTTTAAGAATAATCGGATGCGGGTGATTCAAGGTATTGGCAATTGATCCATAGTTGTTAATGGCGCTGTTTCCCGTGTCAAGCCCGACTATAAGGCCACGAATATCAATTCCTGCTCTGGCCTCACCTTCTACAAAAACATCCCCGAACCAATACCTTGTACCATTAATGTAATTGCCCAACATGCTAAGAATCTTAAAGGGGGGGTCATCATAAACTCCAGAGTAATTAAGGTTTGAAGGTGTTACTGCCTTTTGAACCCCGTTGCCACCCGTAGCAATGTTGTTGTGGGCAAAAACATCAATCATCCGGCTTTTAACTTCGTCAATATAAATTAACCTGCCTTTATTTTCGAGAGAACTGTTGCTTGGTTGGTGAAAGTATCCACCCCCTTCTCCCATCAGTCCATATCTGATAGTTATTACCGGAAAGGAAGTCACAATTTCACGAATTTGGCTCACATGCCATAGTGTTCCATCATGCTCCATTCTATAAAGCCGCATGTTCGCCTTTGAATTGGCACCAGATCCTGACCCTGTATTTCCTGTAACGTCTTTACCTTTATTATTTAACGAGGCGTAATGAAGTAAATAAGTAACGTTTAGATTATCAGGGTCTACAAAGTAACAAGTATCACTGGAGTCAGTAGTGATATTACTTGGCCTGCCCCACGTTTGAACAGTTGCCGCTGCGGTCGTTGCAGTTTCAACGCTGTCAACACTGAAGCCTGCTGTGTCGTAATCAAAAAAGGAGTAATTAGTACTGTTTTTAAAATATATCCTTTCGTTATCCGTATCGACTCTATAAACCTGAGCTTCGGTAGAGTGTTGAGGCGATATGACGCAAATGTTTGTACTTGTTATAGCAAAATCAGCTTTAGCAACTCGAAACATTCTTACATAAGTTGAATTAGCATTCAGAGTAACCATACAAATGTAATACCAATAAGACGCATCGTCTTTTAGGTAAGCAGCAAAAACCGCATCTGCCGCGGCGGCGGTGAAAGTACTTTCTCTGTAATCGTAGGTTAGCGCATCAGTGTTTGTTACGTTTGCTACAGCAACGTAACTCCCTTGAGGGCCGTAACCGGAGCTGGTAGAGTTACCCGCAAACATAAATACTGCATCCTGACCCGGGATTTGATGCGTAAAAGATAGTTTTGCGTTCAAGTTCAACGTAGTGGTGCTTGGATCACCCCAAGCATAGGGAAGGTCAATAGGGTCAGGAGCGTGAGTCAAAGACTTTAGATATTCGTCCTGAATACCTTCTGGAGTTGCATAATCTTCTGTCGCGGTCCGAACTCTAGGGCAATGAACATTCCAAGGGACAAGCCTCGAATTGCCCTCAGAGTCAACCCCAAGAAAAATCTGCGTACCCTGATCTAACTCAAAGTTCGGCAGGCTCACTGCTTTCTTTTTTATTGCTTTCTTTGCTGAACCTGATCCTAAAACTGCCATATCTTATACCTCGAACCAGCCGACAGTTGCGTCGACGTATATTAGTTGTGTTGAATTTCCTGTGGGAAGGGAGCCATCTTCAGCAGCAGAGTTAATGTTTTCTCCGTTACGACCAACTGTAACCAACCCGGCACCCGCAGAAGACAAAGTTACAGAGTCTCCACTAGAAGGTGAAGCCGGTAATGCAATAGTAAATGGTGACGCACTGTTACAAATGATTTGGTCACCTGCAACAGCCGTATAAGTAGTAGTTTTGATGGACCACGACGACCCGGTTAGGCTGTTTAGTTTAGAGTGGTCCGCATCAGTAAACACATTGCTGTCTGTAGCTGCGTCTACTGCGGCACGTATCTCCGCGTCGGTTTGATCCGCTGTAGCGCCGTCTTCTACGTTAAGTAGCGTTCTAACACTAGCGGGTGTCAATTCTTCTGAATCACCGGAACCCGCCGTTGTCCTACCTAAGATAGTGCTGGTGGCAACGTTTGATACTACGTCAACAGCATGGTCTAAGTCGCTAATTTGAGACTCAGTAATCGACAACGCTGCTTCGTGCTGAGTAACGCTAGACTCCGATACGTTGCCTGCGTTTATGTCTGTGGCACCTTGGTCTGCCGTCCAGTCGATGTGCTCGTTGGCTACAAACCCTTGGAAGCTGTCGTGGTCTAGCGAAGCCTGCATGTACCCGCCAAGTACAGAAACGTCTGTCCGCTTAAGCGCACCGCTGTCGTTGAGTAGTAGTTCGTCAGCGTCGACTATGCCTGTCGTTAGCGCAGTCCTGTTCGTAATAGCAGAAACAGTAAGTGTCGTAGCTCCGTCACTACTGGACGTAACTTCTCCCGTATGGTCTGGGTGACTGTAGTTGTTTGCGTTTGCTACTATACCGTTAAGTTTTGAATGGTCTGCGTCAGTAAACACATTGCTGTCGGTGGCTGCTTCTACAGCCGCTCTGATTTCAGCATCAGACTGATCAGCTGTGGCATTGGTTTCACCCGTGTACCCCAAATCAGCCAGAGTAAGCGTCCGAGTCGCTACCGCACCATTGGCGTCTGTGACGTGCCCTGATGCGTCTGTCGTAACATTGATGTCAACGTCAGACACAATGGTCGCACCCGAGAGGAGGCCAGTATCAACATTGATATCATCCCCATTGTATGAGGGATGAGTGTAATCATTAGCCGTTGCAGAACCTGTATAGCCAAGATTAGCGAGTGTCATCGTCCGCTTGGTCATAGCCGTGATGTGGCCTTCAGAATTTGTCTGAAGCGTATCCAAGACATCCGCACCTGATGTATCCAAGTTAGTTACTGAATTGATCGGGTGCGTGTAATCATTTGCTGTTGCTGAGCCTGTATAACCAAGGTTAGCCAGTGTCATGGTACGTTTGGACATCAATGTAATGTGCCCAGTAGAGTCTGTGTTTAAGACATCCAGTACCTCTGCATTAGCAGTATTGATATTCGTCGTTACGTTGCTTGGATGCGTGTAATTGTTATACGGACCCAAGTCACTTATCTGACTCTCCGTAATACTCAGCGCAGCTTGATGAGCGGTGACTGCTCCTTCATGAATGGAGCCACCAGTGATGCTCACAGAGTTTGAATTCTGTGTAGCGATCGTACCCAGTTCACTGGTTGTCAGCGTCGTGTTAATCCAGACAGCTGCACCTGTGGAAGCGTCCACACAGCGATAAGCTTCATCGCCCGTTGTGTCAATCCAAACAGAGCCGACTGCAAACGCACCGTTGCCGCCTGTGTTCGCGCCGTCGTCGTCTGCATCTGGCGCTGCCGTAGCGTCAAACTTACTTGGTGCTGTGTTGTTAAGTTTTGTTTGTACTGCTGTCGCCAGCATTGCCTCGTCAACAGCGTTAGTCTGAATGGTTAAAGCCCCATCCCCGCTAGAGACAACATCCCCGCTATGGTTGGGGTGCGAGTAGTTGTTCGCGCTTGTGGCAACTCCGTCTAGCTTAGTCCAGTCTCCCGAAGACATAACCCCCGCAAAAGACCCAGTCGCTGCAGTCAGCGTTGCGTTGTCTCCCGCAGTGTTAGTAATAGGAACGGTAGTTGTGGTTCTCGTACCCTGTGCAAGATCAACGTCGCCTGACTGTAGCGCGCTATCTGCAGTTGACCCCTGCGCAGCCGTAGCCAGTCCCGCCTCCGCTGGCGTTTGGTTCTTCCATGTATTGTCGCCTGAGTTATAGGCCAACACTTCGTTATCAGCAGGAGTAGCGATAGTGACGTTGCCCAAGTCGGTCAGACCTTCGCCGGTTATATCCTGTAGCGCAGAATCTGCTAAAGCACCTTGGGCTGACGACGCTGCGTCGGTAATGCCATACCCTGCGAGAGTCGTTGGTGTGCCGGAAGTAATGTCCGTCCACGCCCAGTTGAGTGCGGCAGTCTCCGTCTTTGTGTAGGCGTTGGTGATACCGTAACCAGCGACAGTCGTCGGCTTACCCGAAACAATATCGCCCCAGTCCCACGTTAGCGCATCAGCCTCCGTCTTTGTGTAGGCGTTGGTGATACCGTAACCAGAAATCGTAGTCGGCTTGCTGGTGATGTCAGTCGCCCAGTCCCACGTCAGTGCGTCGACTTGGGTCTGTGTGTACGTCAGTGCGTCGACTTGGGTCTGTGTGTACGTATTCACAGTCAAGAGTACGTCGGTTATTCCGTAACCATCCCGCGTGGTTGGCGTAGTAGAAACGTCAGACCAAGGCAGCGTACCGCTAAGCGACGCACCAGTAATCGCACCAGCGGCGTCTATAGAAGCAACAGGCGTTGTACCGCCAATGGTCGTGCCTGCACCGTCAATCGTACCGCCAGTGATGGCGACGTTATCAGGGGGTGATATGGTAGCACTGGTTATTCGTGCCTCGAACGGGGTGTTGTTGCCCCACGCGAAACCTGTCGTACCCTCTTGGGCGCGCACGATGGTCAGAATATTACCGGCTACGTTCGTTACCTGTACGATTTCCCAGCTATCTTCATCGCCGTTGCCGTCGAACCCAACGAACGTAGCTAAGTAATAGTCTGTACCGGGATCAGGAAAGTCAGCCGCGCTAACCAGCGTCACAGAAGTTGCGACGTTAGTAATAGCGCCGTTTGTGACTCCTACCGCGTTGTTTACAAGTATCTGGCCCATGCGTTAAATCTCTTTTATCTTAAAGATGACTTCGTCCTGAAGCTGACGGCCATCAGCGGTGTCGACGTCGAGAGTTACTTTGTATTTAACGCCTGCAGTGCCACCAGACACCCAGAACTTAACACGAGGGTCAAACACACCGATTGTGTCCACAGTAAGCCCGACAGGGTCTACGGATTCAAGAACCGCAGTCTGCACATTGTCGCCATCAGTAAGAAAGTCACCATAGTCAATAGTGTAAGAAAGCCGTTCTGCTGGCTGCTGTGTGACTGTACCTAACTTCATGCGGCTCTCCTAAACACAAACTCTTGTACCGGCCTAACTAGCTCGGATGTGTAAGGTGGACGGATGAAGGTACGCTCTGGTGGGTCAACAGATTCCGCATTCACTACCTCTAGCGTGTCTACCGCTAAACTTCCAGATAGGATGGTCGTTGGGAACACCTGCAGATATACCGCTCCACTACCTGCTATTGTACAATTTGCAGAGTTATCTACAAGCGAGGTTGTTGACAGAGTACGTAAGGCCGTGGAAGTAGTAGACACAGTCACTGTCGCCGGGTCAGCCTCAGCTATGAGTATACGTTCAGATGTGGCCGTAGCCGACCCTGCGACGCTCAGCGTAGAAGTTACAGGTAAAACGCGAGTCGCTATAGGCACTACCACAGCAGAGAAAGGCGCTGTTATGCCTGTCGCCACTGTTGTGCGCGTAGTAATTGTGTTCGTAACATCGAGAGTCACCGCCAAGGTAGACACGCCTGCCTGAGTAATCGTAGCCTCGGTAAGCGTCACGCTACTGCTACCGCCTATTGGCGAAGAAGAGTACTGCGTAACATACATGTCAGCGGTGGATTCGAGCGACATAGCTGCATCAGCCTGTGCCTCCCGGCGCATTTTCGCTTCTGACATGTTGAATGTGACACTGGAACTACCTGTCGCAGTGGTGTACGTGGTTCGCGTTGGCGTGGCTGTCATTGCAACGCTGCATACGACGTCGTCGGGGTCTAGCAGGCTAGACAACAGAGGGTCGACTGTAAACGTCGCCGCTGCAGCCGGTGTTGACAGTGCCGCTTGGGTTCTAGTGCTGTCTGCGACGGATATCCCAACAGCGTCTATTACGATAATAGCTGTAATAGTCTTGTAGTTTAGGACCAGACTATTGTCAGTCGTTACTGACGCTGCGACGTTAATAGTCGCAAACGAATCATATATAGTATCTACGCCTGATTCTGCGTAGACGTTGGCTGTTACAACAATACCTACGGTACTCGTAGCTGTCCTGTCGCCTTCTACTGCAGGTATAGCGACAGCCCCTGAAGGGGTCGCTGTAGGGTGCTGAGTTAGTGTGGCGTCGGCGGTTATTGCTACGCCGACAGGCTCTATGTCAGAGTCCCCGATTTCTTCAGAGGGTATCGCGACTATCCCGCAGGATACCTCTATATCGGCCGCGCCGTACGTGTCCCGAAGGATGAACGCGGATATGGTGACTGTAGAATCAAGGTCTGCGGATACAGCGTGTTTCTTCCACGCTGTAGCGTACAGCCCACCAGCAGGTGTAATTGTTGCCAACGGCCCGTGTGTGAACGTCTGCTGTGCGGTTATCTCAACCGCGCCAGATACGGCAGCTGAGCCGGTTACAACAAACCCGATATTAGCAAGCGTAAGCCCTACGGTAACACTTATGGATGCTTCCGCAGATATGTAAATGGGAGCAGAAGCACCATTCGCAACTGCACCGTTTGGTACGAAGAAGTTCATGCTACTCTGCCCGGTCGACTAAATTAGTCGAATGTTACAGTTATTGCTCCGATACCGAATGACAGCACGTCCCCCTGCAGCAGCGTTTTAGACGATGCTAGTGGGGCGTGAAACAACAGGTTACCTGTCGTAATCGCATCGAACACACCAATGTGTGTACAGGTGATTGACGAAGCACCATCGTTAGATGGGAACGTAATAACCTTTGCGTTTTGGGTTGTGCCGTCAGTCGCGCCCGGTGCATCCCAGCCAGTCTCTTTGCCAGCGCCGCCAGCAGCATCTTGACGCGCGTATGTCGTCCATGTCGAGGCAGGGTTAACTTCAGTACCGGAACCTGCATCAGTCGGGTCAGACTCGAACAAACCGATGTAGATTGTAGATGGGGCAGAGTACGCGGGAGTACGGAAGATGTGGTTAACCAACTGTACCTCAAGATAATCTGAAAACTTACTCATGGATATCTCCTAGAAGATTTAAGGCGCGTTAGGTGCAGGCGCGTTCGGGTTAGTAGGTGATTTAGGACCAGCTTGTATGGTAGCCGAAATCTCAATACCGAGGGCATTTGCAAAAGTGCCATAGTGCGCTTGGGCGCGTTGAGCATTCCCGGCGTACTCGCTGTCCTTCGTATAGGCTCGATATAGAATGTAGTCCTGAATCACGTTTCCGTAGATATCAGGTACGTCGATGTCACCAGTGACATCATCCCACGTTGCACCATCGCCCGGCTCCGTCACATCTGCAGGGTACACTGAATAGACAATATCCAGCTTTGCAGAAGTCGTAGCAGGCGGGTACACATAGAAAATGCTGCGATCCCGAGGGTCATACATATAATGCAGAATCTCAGCTGCCTGAGTTATGTCATGCCACTCAGGAGTTTGTGCGTCGAGTATTTCTCGATTGACCAGTCGTACTGCACGTTTTGTGCTGACTGTGTTGTTACGCACGATCTCAATAAGTTTGGAACCATCACCGGGTAGTGACTGGCGACTACCAGCTACCAAGGTGATTGTAGAATTTGTAACGAGGGCGTCGGGGCGATACAAAGCAACTTCACGCTGCCCATCGTTTAGATACCTAACCAGTTCATCTACAGGCCATCGTACTGACGAGTTATCCTGCAGTATGTCAACAGCCCGTCTTATAGTGCTTTGTGCCGAAATTGCCATTTTTACCTCACGAAAGGTTGTTGTTTGACGGATGATGAACCGACAACTCGACCCATGTTACCCTCAATTCTAGCGTTATGACACATAGTGTATGCCGCCGCTTTATGTATGCCTGCGGAAACTAAGTCGGAGTATGGTTGGCCCGGCGTGGACTTCAGTCGGTACAGGGCACCGTGAGTCAGCGCTTCGTGCCAATAAACAAATAGGTCGTCGTCTAAGTACTTAGCCCCACGGACAGGTCGCAACACGATAGACATTTCTATCGGGTACACCTTGTCCGGTGCAGGGAACAGGTTGAGCACTACCTCCGACTCGTTCTGCGTTACGTAGAAGTGGGTCGGGATGGTGTCACTGACGTTATCTTTAACCGGCAGCCCGATTGTCGGTAGCGACTTTAGCTTTTTCCCATTAACCGTCACGTATACTACGCGCGAATACTCTTGGTTCGTGGGAATGTCGAAGTCGTACGCCGCTAAACCAGCTTCAGTGTTAACCGAATCCGGCGTGTACCGTATGACAAGCGACTTATCACAAAACTCAATCGCCGCGTCAACGAGCGATTGCTCAGCAAAAGGTGCCGGACAAGAAATTACGTGCGGCAGTATTCGCGGGAAAAAGTCAGCTACAGGCTTCACTTATTCGTCTTCAAGCCCTACGGGTGGCTCTGGCTCTGGCTCCACGCTAACGATAGGTGGGGCAATGCCGACAGCTTCGCCAGCGTTGTGCTCAGCCATAAGTTTTTTACCAAGAGCGTTAAGATCGTACTCACCAGTAACTGCATTCTTCGTAGCCATCCACTCAGCTTTGCCGTTGTACCTGTCCAGCCGTAGCTTATTCAGATGCTCACCGCCACCGAGTAGCTGGCATAGTTCTAAAGGGGTCGTCATTCAGTATCTCCAAAAGCGGGGGGTCGAAACCCCCCACCGGGTTAGACTTCAATCCATGTAAGGCCGTCGGTGCCGAGCTGCATTAACTCAGTAACAGCGCCAGCCGCTACAGCTATTGCAGCATCAATTACTCGACCAGTGCTACAACTAGCGCCTCTGGCTTAACAACCTTTCGACCGTACACGGCCAACCCACGGACAATGTCGCCAAAGTCTGTCTGGTTACGCAGCGGTTCAGTCTTACTGATCGTCATTGCAAAGCTAGTCGCGTGCTTGGTGCCTGCGATCATAGTTCTGCGCTGGTTAGCAGTAGTGGCCCCGCCAGTTGAGGGGTCAGTCAGTCCAGACACAAGGTCTTTGTTGGCGTCGCCGCGTGGCAGGAGGTTAGAGACGTAGACCGTAAAGCGATCCAACATACCGATTTTACCGGTACGGATGGTGCTTGACGCATCTCCGGAGAAGTACGCTTGCGCAATGTCCGAACGCATCAGAATCTGACGGTCGTACGGCGTCATAACTAACCAACGTCCATCTTCCGGTACGTTCTGCTCATCTAACGCAGCAGACATACGCAGGATACACTCAAGCAGGTTGTTAGCCGTGCTGGTGTCAATAGGCGCGGTTAGAATGCCGAGGTCGTAAGCAGCAGACAGTGCGCCAGCAGTAGCGCCGGAGTTAGCTGCAGCCGGGCCTTCAGTGACAAAGCAGTTGAAGAAAAATTCATCTTCGATGTTGATCTTCATTTGCTTCGCAGCATCGTCAGTGAACATGTTCATCAAGTCCATGTCAGCCTGTTGCGCCAGTACGTCGTTCGTCTGAACACTGAAGTACTTCGCCTGATCCACCTGCATGTCTTGGTAGATAGGAGTAGGAACCTCAGTAGTTAGGGTCGAACCGGCACCGGTGTAATCCAGAATCGTGATCGACGGCGCGGTACGGATGCGAATTGTGTCGCCTTTATTCCGCAGCTCACCCTCGTAGTCAGTGTTGGAAATCTCTGACAGCATGGTGTTCTGGTAAAATTTGGCAAGTAGCTTGCCGGACCACAGAGTCGGTATAAACGACCCGGTGTACTCAGGCGACGTAGTGAAGTCACCGTTAGTGGGGAATACAGCCATTGTAGGATGCTCCTGTTAAACGAGTTGGTTACCCCTTCACACGATTCTCTGTGTATGCGGAGTCTATTTCAGCTTCAAGTTTTCTAGCTTCCTCTGTGCGACCGTTTGCGTTTAGCTCCATTACTTTCAGGAACATTTTCCTGACAGCAGCGTCATTGTAAATTTTTCCGTTAACGCTAGGTGCAGTTGTTGCTGCAGTCGATGTAGTGGAAGGTTGAATCTGACTTTCAAGTTCCTTTGAGGGGGTTGGGTCGGGAGTATCAACAGGCTGTTCAGTATCTTTGAACAGTTGAACATAGTGCGCGACGGCTTCTGCGTCGCCTTCTGCGTAGGCATTTTGTGCCGCACCCATTCGTGGGCCTCTGAGTATAGGGTCTACCTCGTTAAGCCACGCAATCCAACTAGGATTGGTGTTGATTTCTTCGAAATCAGGGACTAAACGTGCTAAACGCTGCTCAAAAGATTGAGTGGATACCTTATTTTCGGTCTCGCCCTGCTGTTGTTTCAACATGGCGTTCTCGGCTTCTAAGGCTTCGAACCTCTTAGTGAGGTCGGCGGTCTCCTCGCGTGCAACTTTGCGTTGTACTTCGATCAAGTCCTCGCCAAATTCTTGACGGTCTTCATCAGTGACAAGTGACGTACGTTCGACGGACTGCGGCGTCGGGGCCTGCTCTTGTTGCGTAGTCAAGGCAGTAACTTGAGAGTTCAGGGTTTCAATCTGAGTCTCCAAGTTCTTCACCTGAGAATGCAAGCGAGGCACTTCGGCGTCGTACATACCCTGAAGGGTCTTGTACTTCTGTTTCCAGACAGCGGGGTCGTCGTCAGTACTTGTCGTAGATGGCTTTTCTGGAGCTGGTTCGACTGGTGCTTCGACCGTAGTTTCGGGCGCTTGCACCTCCGGCGTCGGCGTTGCGGATTGCTCTGCTTCTGGCGTCACGACCGAAACCTGTGGCTGACTAGCGTCAGTGGGGGTCTGGTCGCCGTACAGATGCTGCTGAATCGCATCGGCTTGGTCGGATTGTTCTTGAACTTGCTTCGGTAATGCCATCTGTTACTCCTAAAGCTCCAACTCTGTTCAACGCTCCTGTTACGGTGTGCGTATTCCATAATGGTTTGCTGGACTAATCACGGTGTTTCCATCCGTGTTTTTACCTCGTGCGATGTTTCAACCGCGTCGAGGAATGAACGTAGCGCGTAAGCCTGCCCTTGCAGTCTCAACATTCGATCTTTGTCCTCAGTTTCAACCAGAGAGGCTGTAACATCTGAGAGCGCAGAGTCGAACAAATCAACTAAGTGGGGCATCCCCTGCTTACAGTCGACGAGCGACTGTATGTGCTGCGGGTTCGGGTTATGCGTCACGAATAAACTCATGGTGCAAATTTATATCAACCCGAGCACTATCGCAACAAGTTCCTCGTCAGTTGGGTTACGTATTGTCGTTGGAATCATAACGGTCCTAAACGCCATTGAAGCAGCGGTTACAGGGGCGGTTTCCGACCCAGCCATAGGGTCAACTAGCGAACTACTAGCGTTAATGTGTGCACTTACTTCGTCTACTGTTGCCCCTGTAAGCGGTGGTAGCGTCTCAGACGACGTCAACAAGCTAAACTGGGGTAGTGCAAGGACTACACCCTTAGTAAGCTCAGTTACGTTTGTGCCAGCGAATCTGTCTGGCTGGACAACTATTGGCTCTGGGTATATCGGGCGTAGTGCCGGGTCGGAAGGTATGACTATAGCGGGGGGTATGATGTCCCACTTAGCGTAGATTTCTGCGAGTACTTCTGGTGTGACAGCAACCCGCTTAAACGGGCGTACAGTGCCGCCCTCACCTGCGGCTACGAATATACTTGCAGTGCGACCGTGGTGGTTCGACTGAAAATGGTTTGAAGCGAAAAAAGCGCTATTAGCGTGGGCGCTCACGTTACATCGCGTCCGGTAATCGTTCTCCCGCCGTTAGCTGCATCATCGCCTGTCACTCGATCTTTTAGGCCATCAGGGGATTTAATTGTATAAGTCCCGTCTGTCGCCTGTTCCACGTCGCCAGAGGCAACCGCGAGAAGTATCTTGTTAACTTCCTTGAATGTAAACCCGTCGATGTCTTCTGCGAAAAAGTCTACAAGCGTCTTGTTTATCGTTGCATCATCATTGTAATCAGTCCCGGCAACAAGATCACTCTCATTGTTTACTATACATACGCCTCTTAAATGTGCGTCCCCAAGATCGGTACATGACGCACTGACGTTGATCTTTCCTGTGTTGAGTCCTATGGTCATATTCGTGCTGGCTGAGGTAAAGTTACTCAACCTGACACCGCCGTTATAGTTCCGCAGCGTCAAGTCTACTGGCCCTGCTGTCCCATCAAGACTGGGAGACTCGCCCCCCGGCACGAAGGATTGCCCTGAGCTAATGGTTGCCACGCCTCCACTGATAAAGCTAATGGTGTTACCTAGTAAGCACTCGGTGGCTGTTCCGTTGAATGCAGTTATCCCTGCTCCTGCTGCGGTGAAAGTGCAACGCTCCATCTTCAATGAGCCACCAGCTTGGACTCCATCTACAATGCAATCTCTAATAACTACATCGGTCATATCCTGACCGCCCAAATCTATCTCGGCACCTGACCCCTCCCCTTGCCAAATAGTTATCCCCGGTGCTGCGGTGAACACGATGGGCGACCGTAGACGGAACTTAATGAACCCTTTACTCGTGGCTAGGGTCAACGCGTCAGCAAGATTGTCACAAGGTACAGCCTCAGTACCTACAGGAAACGCTGTGCCGGGTAGCCCGTTTATAGCGTCAATCACTATCTGCCCGTTGTACTGGTTCGTTTGGATCAACGCTATCGCTGCAGTAATTGCCTGTGTTACTGGCTGCAAACCAAACACACCGACGGTGTAGGCTCCTGTAGTGGCTAACAGTATCGGCAGTGATGCGTCCTCGGGTGCTAAGTTACCCGACAGATACACAGACTGATCTTCTTCTGTGGTCTTTAGCCTCCAACCCGTATCGTTCCTTAAGAAGAAGTACGCCCCCGCTGTAATGCCGGGGGTCAAGTCGTCACCGCCAATAGTTCTGAACGCTGGCAGATACTTCAGGTTGTCACTTAGGGTAGACCATACCTTCCAATCAGAATAGATATCTTCTACGCCTACAGCTAACGCTCCCGAAACAGGAGCCTCCAGCGTAATGATTTTATTGGGTCCATCAAAGGTAGCCATTACAGATTCTTGTACACCCTGTCTATTCGAGGGGATAGCGGTAAACCCACGTCCCCAGAACTCAAGTCTATAGCATAAAACTCATCTGTCACGTAGCCCAGCGCATGTACGCGAACATCTACACTGGTTGTCACGCTTTCGTTTACCGCCAAAGCGAATGTGCCAGAGACTACAGATTCCGACCCGCCCAACTCAGTCTGTGTGCTTGCATCAAATATCCGAACCTCTGCCCCATTGGGAACGTTCGTCAATGCTAAGGTGGCGTCATCCAGAATCGTGATCGTACCCCCGTTGGAGGCGAAGCACTTAGTTGAATCAATGTTCGACGTTCCCGTATTGATCAAGGTCAGCGTGTCTGCTCCCCTCCACTCAAGATGCAATGTGATCAGAGAATCAAACACCTTCTCGTTCAGGGTCAGCTCAACATCACCACCCCCTGTCTTTGGCTCTATCCGATAAGACAGAGGCCAATCAGGACGTACATCTGCTGTAGCATCCAAGGCAGTCTGCATTGATGCTTCCGTGGCTGTAACAATGATGTCATCCGGCAAGGCTCCCCGTCTAAACAAGATGTCACGAATCTCGGTGGTCTTATCCAACGCACCTGCATTGGTCCCTGCTGAGTTGTCTGACCATGAAGCGAAGTCACTGATGTGTGCATCGTTCATGCCTTGGAACGCAACGTCTGTGCCGCCAATCTCCAAGTTACCCCCAGCCTTATTAAAACTGATATCGCCTGAGTGAGCATCCCATGACCCGGTTCCTAAAGGGTTTCCTGTGGACCCCGGCTGCTCTTCACCATCAATAAATAGGCGTACTTCTTTCGGGCTTTCTGTCAGTGAGTAACGACCGCATATATGGTACGGCCTGCCTGTGGCTAATTTGAAACTTGACCAGCCCTGCGCGTTAATTGCGTTGCCGGGAACGTCAGCTACAGAGAACAATACAACATTGCCAAACCCTACAAAGAAAGCCGCATTCTGAACTCCACCCCCTTCCTCGAACAGACTCCCTAGCGCATGTTGAATCTCGTTTAGCTGCAACCAGAACGCCCATGTTCTTTCACTCGACGTAATCGTGATATTCATATTAGGAGACTGAGCGCACTCGCGTTTGTTCTGATCATTGTCGAAGTTCACGCAATGCGTATTCCCATCAACGATCTCCTGCGTATCGAATGACCATGTACCAACAACGACGGCGATCATGGGGATAGGTGGACCCGTGTATCCGGTATCGGCATAAGTATTGTTCAGCCGCCAGTAATGGTCGGGCTTCAGTATATCAACGACCGTTGTGTGATATGGGAGCAGCCCAACAGATATACCTCCAGAAGCAGGGGCTGACACATCTCCAGTGTCGTTGGTTACGACGACATAAAACACAGCATCAATTCCAAGAGCACCTTGGGTCATGTCTAACTGAATGCTTGTATCTGACCAACTGTCTATAGACTGAGACACCTTAGTTGTACCAGATAAATCGCTCCATATCTCGACCTTGCCGGTTCCTTGAACAGCCTCAAACCCATCGCCTACAACGGTCACATTGGTCACATTCCAGTCATCGTGAGGTGACAGGCTGAGAACTGTGCCTCCTGTCACATGGATGGGCCGAGCTTCATTCAACGCCATCGTATAGGTGTGGTATTCAGGAGTGGTATTCAGCACTGAATGCTGCCAATCAGGAGGGCTGTATGTCTCTACCGTGTCGCGCTCTATGTCTGCTGTAAAATGGTTTCTATGGTCGTTGGCTGTTCCTGCCCAAACCTGAGTTCTTAACGTGAAACCAGTCGGCGCTGCCGCTGACCAGATGTCATCGTGCGTTGCGGCATGAAAACAAATCACGCGAGTATTCGCAGCGATAACCTCAACGCTCGGGTTGGGAGGGTTCGCATCATTCTGAGCGCTTGCATAGGCAGGGCCTTGGAAAGGTGCTACTTGATCAACACCTCGATAAACAAGCAAACTACCGGACATAGGCTCATTCGTACCGCCGCTATTCCAGTCAAACGTAGGGTCAGATTCACTAGCCGAGGTTGCGAATTTCCAATAGATAGAAGTCTCTTGGTCACGTCCACCTGTTGTTCTGTTGTACGTGGCTTGCGTCCAACCATTACTTCCGCCGCCGTCGTCATCCCACGTCTGCTGACCTGTATTCTCTGACTGCTTAACGAACGCAATCATCAGATCATCGGTCGTATGCGTGATCGTGGACATATCAAACGTGATGGTCGTAGCGCCAGAGCTATCTTGAGTCTGGCTATCTATAAACGAAGGAACTGCCATTTACAAACTACCTCTGGTGTCTAACACCCACGCATCATAGGCATCCCACATCTTTCGATACAGAATGCCCTCGGCTATCTCTCTGGTGTCGTAATCCACCAACGTCACTTCAACACAGATACAAATACTGTCGGGTTCATACCTATCATCATCGTCCAAAGCCCTATCCGCCCACTCAGAATAGAGCTTCCCGTTTTCCTCCCAGTGCTTGATATTATTCTTATTCATCACGCAGGATTCCTGTAATTCCTATCAAAGAATTGTGATACCTGTAGCACAACACCCACTGAGGTATCGACACTCTCCAGCCTGATAATATCCTCGGTCAAGGACACGATCATAATGTCCACCGAGTCCACATAGACAAAGGACTCAAACAAACCGTCGGTTACATTCTCCTCCCCGGCCACCTCTGTGGTCGTGCCTGCTTCATATACTCGAACCTCCGTGGGGTTCTGTAGCCCTGATATATCAAGCTGCGTCTCATTCTGGACTGTGATCGTACCACCACCCGTGGTGCTGAATATCGTTGCGTTGCTATTCCTGTCATTCCTCCAGTTCAGTGTCGCTGATCCTGTGTACTGTACGTGAATCGAACTCAGGGGATCAAACGTGATAGCAATAGCAGACAACTCAAAGTCGGTGTCGCCTGTGTTGTTTGCCACCCTGATGGCGCAAGGCACATTACCTTTCAGTCCATTGTCTATCAATTCAAGGGCTGTCTGCATGGCCGACTCTGTGCCTGCGGCTATTGTCTCGGTTGCAAGCACCCCGCCCTCGAACAGTGTCTCTCGTATTTCCGTGTCGGATAGGTCTGCACTGGCCCCGTCGAACGTAGCCCAATGATTATAATACCCCTCATCGGAACCGCTCATCCGAACAGTACCGCCCCCCACACCTTGACTAGCCGTACCTGCGTCACCAAACACAGCAACGCCTCGGGCATCAAGGCTCGCAGTATCTGGTTGTCGGTCAAGAGGGTCGGCGTTGGTCATCTCCACACCATCCACAAACAACTTAACCTCGTTGCCGTTGGAGTTCCCTAGGAAGATACCGCACAGGTGGTACGCACGATTAGGCACCATCTCTGGGCCATACACTTGTAGCCCTGTGGGAAAGTTCGTTGCCTCCACTACTTCGAACACTAAGTTGTTTCCAAAGCCAGCAATGAACTGCCACTTGGTCGTAGTATCACCTTCACCATAGATATGGATTGGCGGTGGTCGGAAGGAGTCAAACATGAACCAGCCACAGACCGCTTTCTGGGTCTGGGCTGAATTGTTAATGTTAGCTGTAGTGGCAAGCGTGACGCGATCACCACGAACAGAGATGCTCCCCTGCGTGTTCGTGGTCATGCAGTTACTTGCGTCCTCTGCAATAGCGGTGCCCGTGTAAAGGACACCACTATCAGTGCCATTCACAGCGCCTATCTCATCCAGAGAATCATCCTCAAAAGGGTAATGGTGATCCGCCCCCAGAGTTGCAATATCGTCACGGTATGCCACCTACAACCCTTCGTGGTTTATGGGTTACTGAAGTTTCTTTCCAATGCCGCAACCAGTGAGGCAGTCAGACCCGTATTGGTGATTGTCCCTGTCGCAATAACGTACTGAGCCAGACTCAAGCCAATAGCAACAATCGTTACTGGTGCATCGGTACTATCAGAACCCGTTCCGCGCTGAAGGTTTTCATCATACGCAAAGTTGTAGTTCTGAGTCGCGCCGGGAATAGCCCCAGAGATGTCAGTCGTCGTATCGTCATCAACAATAATGGCGTCAATCGTGCCGTAGTCTCGACCAGAGTTATCACCAGTGTCATCGTTGGTGAAGAACATGGTGAACACCGCGCCTGCATCGCCTGTCAGGTTAGAGTTGAAGTTCAACGTAACCGTTACAGTCAGCGGGAATGTCTGAGTAACACTTGAGTTATCTACAAACGCTACCCTGTTCTTGTCTGCGCCTGAGAACGAGTCTACCGTCACACCAGTACCACCTGATCCGACAGGGTTAACCGTCAACTCAGAAGTGGTCATCGTGTTACCTGTAGATGCCAGTACCAATAGAGGCTCAGCCAGTCGCCCAATAACATCTGCGCCGAAGCTCAAAGCACCGTCGTTGATATCTGTAGAGTTCAACAGCCTAGCCGCAACGAATGCGTAAATCTGTTCTGCCGAAGCTGCACCGCCGCCATCTACCTGCGTCACCGAAACATCACCGTCAATGATCACACCAAACGCTTTGGTATCACCAAGGACAAAACCATCCCTAGTCTCCGCTACGTTGGTGTAGGCAATACTCATATCGTTGTACGGGGCGATGCCACCGTCAGCGTTAGCCTCCGATACCGCAAGGTCAGTAATAACTGGATCAGCAGCTTCTGAAAGCGGGAAACGATAAACTTGGTTGGTGATAGCTGATACACCAATGGCTGTCGTAGTCGATTGGTCATAGGTCTTACCAAACACTCGGATACGTGGTGTAAACACCTGAGTCCTGTGGTCAATCGCTATAAGAACAGCTGTGTCATCTGCGTTTGTCGTGAACGAAGCAGCACCGAAAGTAAGTGTCAGTGTAGCTACTGCCGTTACAACCTCCGTCACATCGTTAGCACCATCTTCAGCGTTCTGGAATGTTATGCTGTCCCCTACCTTGACACCATCAGCAACCCAGTCTCCTGTTGTGCTAGTCACTGTAGTTGAGGTGGCAAAAGCAATCGTGCCTGCCCCTGACAAATCAATACCAATAACACTGGCTACCGCCTCGTTAGCAGGCCCGTCGAAGGTCGCGTCAACGATGTCTGCGTCAACCAAAGCTGAATCCCAGAAACCGTATGTGAAGTCAGATGCGTCAATGTTACCCAGTGTTACCCAACCAAACCGTTGGTTGATCAGGAAGCCGTTTACATCAACTTCGTCCCAACCAGCAGTACGGATTAGGGCGCGGGTATCAGAAGCACTACTTGTGGCGAGTGTAGATTCCGCCTCATCAATGGGCCTCCATTCGTTGAATTCAAATTGCTCTGGCGTAATAGCAGTCATGGGGAATGGGAACTTGATCAAATCAGCATCGTTCTTCCATTCCTCTTTCATAAAGGAATATAGCGCCTGACCGAGAACACCATCGTTAGTCAACTGCGTGACAGAACCGAAGCCGTTGATCAAAGAGAATATCCTGTTCGTTGTATCGAAGTGGATATTTTTCTCATTGGCGTTTGTACCAAAGATACGCGCAGTAGCACTAGAGCTATCCGTAATGATGTCGGGCGGTGTACCTGTCAAGGCTTGCTTTGTTACTGAAATAGATGAGGTTGTGGGTGACCCTGTTACAAGGTACAACCCGTTGTTACTCACGGTTGTAGCATCTCGCAACTCAATATAGTCGCCAGCAGTTACAGCGGGTAGCGAAGCTGAGCCAGTCATCGTACCTGTAATGGTAGATACCAGCGTGATAACAAAATCACCGGGGGTAGTTATTGCGCCTTGTGACAGGCCATCTGGATCAATTATTTGCGCCATGATTTATTCTCAGTTTAGGTCAATTTTCCGATTTCTAACCCGGTGAAGGTCAGCGATACGCTGCTCCTCCGTAGTTATAGTCGTCCTCAGCTGATCCACTCCCAGTTGACCCGACGAGATCATTGCGTCAATCTCACCTAGGGGCTTGGCCCGAATCTGTTCGTCTGTCCATCCTGCCGTTGTCGGCTCTGGCGGTTTTTGTTGTCTATCAAGGTCTATGTATGTCACGTCGCCGCCCAATTTTCCGTGCTTTTTCTCAAACTCTGCTTGTTCCATACACTTCCCCTTAAATTAACATTATCTGTCGGTCTGGTATAGGCACCTTGAACGGGCCGTTGGTGCTAGTGTACTCCGCGCCCCAGCTACCGACAAACAGTACAGTGTTATTTTTAGATGTATCGTAGATCATGTACCCGGCCGCCGTCATCGACGCTTTCGGCCACTCTACGTCACCCCATGTCAGGTACACGCTACCGTCTGTTTCTTCGCATAGTTCACAGTCGGATAGCTTCATGCCTCCGGACTTGTAGCCGAACCCACTTACCTCGTAGTCGGTCGTATACGCTCTCGTGCCCACACCCAGCTCAGCTTCAGAGCTGAACAAAGCAATTTTGCAAGTGTCGGTCAAAACTGAACGCATGAACAGCGCTTTAGCTGCTTGTGTTACCCCTGTCTCGATCATCCGTTCTGCCCCGTCGAGACATTACGCATGGTATTACCGTCGCGGCCGCCTGCAGGTGAACCGTCGGGGAGAGTCTGGACGCCCTTAGTCCTTGTCGCGCCCGTAACTTGACCCGAATCATCACGGGAGAAGCTGACGTTATCTGGTGCTGCACCTAAAGCCTCCTGCAGCATCTCTAGCTGCTGTTGCTGTTGCTCAATTACCTGTTGCTGTTGCTCAATTACGGTCATCTCTCTACGTGTAGGAACAACTTTGTCTACGTTCATGTTCAAGTTGCTCGCCGCGTCGCGCAGTAGTTCAGCCGCGCCGTTCTGCCCGACAATCTGACTCGCTACCGGGCTGTTCAGAACCAAGTTCAGGAACTCGCTGCGCCGTATAGCCTCAGCCTCTTTCACGACTAGGCTGCTCGCGCCGCGCGCAACAATCTGCACGTCGCCGACTAGGTCAGGGTCTTCGTTGTATCTCAAGTTATCATGGTACAGCCGCTCAATGGCGGGGACGATGACGTTCTTGTCGATGTTGTTTATGACTTGTTTGATGCCCTTGCCAGCGTTGGAGATCATCATGGAGAGACCTGATGATGTCCGTCCCGCGCCGGGCGTGTGTTCACCGGTCATGTATTTCGGAATCATCGTGTCTTCGTCAGCTCGGTCTGCAAATTTCTCAAATACCCCCATCAGCTCCTGTGCGTTGCTGGATGGTTGGAAGAAGTCTATGGGCGGCTCAGTACTATTCATCTCCGCTGATTCAAACTGCCAAATTTTCCATGGGTACAAAGCGGTAATATCTTCGCCGGGTGGCATTCTGCTTACGTTAACACCGACTTGTGGGCCAGATGATATGCCCATGTTATTCGACATCGCGCGCGCGGTGGCGTTGACCATAGCCTGAGAGTCGCGGCACAGATCAGCAACGCCGTTACCGTCGACTGAGCCGGGCTTACTCTCGTAGGACGCAATGTAGTAGGGCTTTCGTGCGACGGGGTCGTAGTTCAACACGGCCTTAATCACTGTGTTGCCTATCAACCAAATTTCACAGGAGTAGCTCAGGTCTTTATCCGGAACATCAGCCTCAGACATACCCCACTCACGTAGCAGAGAGCCGTTGACCTCATCCCACATCTGGAGCGCATCAACCGTGTCTTGAGTGTTGACCGCGTAGTACGGGTTTTTACCCTCCGCATCTGCGACTTCAGTGTCGAGCCACAGCCAGTTGGCTAGGTTCCCACCGCCGAAGTTGGCTAGTACCGACCGTATCGCATCTTCGTTGTATCCGGGAACGCCGATCAGCGCTTGCAGCTCTACGGCTGTCAGCTTGTGTCGCTCGATGACGTAGCCGTCGTTGATGTCCGACGCCCATGGTGCCCAGTACAACATGAATGGGTTTACCCGCTCCCACTCATTACGAATCACGTCTTGTGGTTTAAGCTCTCCATTAACCCACTTCATAACTTTGCGCTTACGCTTCATTGGGCCTTTCAGCGCAGCGAACGGGAACGTGACAATGTCATCGAGAAATTCGTTGAACGCTTTAATCCAGCCGCCTTCTGCGAGCTGGTCTTCCATCTTAAGCTCCATGCGGTCGACTCGTTCCTCAGAGTCCTCTTTCAGCGCACGTTCCGCTTTGTCTTTCATGTCGTCTGCTATCTGCCGTAGCTCCTCTGGGGACGGCATTTCTAACCCCGACGACAGCTGCTCCTGCATTTTCCTAGCTAACTCAGCCTGCAACCCATCTAACAACCCGCCGGGCATCTCCGGTACGGGTGTCGGTTCGATAGACCAAGGCTTGTCGCTGCCATTACCCAACAACGTGTCACGTAACCAGCTTGTGGCTGCGCGGCACTTCACAGACGTTAGCCGCACAAAAATTTCTGAGCCGCCCTGTTGCGCTATCTGGGATTGTATATCGGGATCATATTCGCCGTTGCGCTGTCGCAAGCACTGCAGCATTCGTTCTTCTAACTCGCGTCGGGCGTGGAGTGCGTTCTCCCAACGTCTTCGGACGTGCGACGCAAGCCCTTGAATTTCAGGTTGGGCCTGCAATTCCGCGTTACGTTGCTCAGACTGCCGTTCAAGATCGGATGCGCTTGCAACTGGAATAAGTGCGGCGTATGAATCAGCCATATATGGGCCTCAATGCAGTTATTGCGTAGATTGTAACAACACGCGTCAAGCATACAAGTATTTAGACTGAACAACCTCTCGGCGGGTCGAGCGTTTCTGCACCCCCCTTACCGCCATGTCGATCACGCTATCCGCATATTGGTTCGCGTCGTGGACGTGGGAAAAGCTGTTTTTGTCTGGTGAGTTCTCTAGTTGACCATCGCGTTTCTTCTTGTATCGGTATCCATAAATAAACCCTTTAACCAGTTTGTCACAGCATGGGTCAATAAGATACATCGCCTCACCGTCGACCTGCGTCGCTAACAACCTCTCCACCGCTTGGATTCTGTAGTCTGGTTTGTTCGACGGTGGTTTAACGCACTCATACCCTGCATTACGCAGCGCGTCGACTAACGTCAGCTCGTTGAGCTGCTGTTTCATAAACCCCGCAGGGTCAGGTGCGCATATCAACTCACACCCCGGATAGTGCTCGGCCACGTGCGGCGTGAGTTTCAGCCGGATGAACGTCTCTATCCCCATATTATCCGAGGTAATCTCTGACAGGGTCAGCACCCGCCCACGTGGATCGCGCTGCTTAAACACCGCCGACGGCGTCCGCCCGAAGTCAACCCCTATAATTATTGGGTAGTCAGTCGTTACACTGGCTGCGAGTTTAGTCAGCGGCCCCTTCGCCACATGGAACTCTTTGTTGAACGACTTGTCGTACACCGGGGTGCCAGCCAGTGAGCGGCCGTACCGACAGCGTAAATACACATCGACAAAATCCTGAGACTTACCGGGTATGATATCCGGGTAATACAGCGGGTCTAGGTTGTTGTAGTTGTCCGCTTCCGGATTCACGTACCACTCCGCGTCTTGGGCGTCGGGTATCGCTTCCCCTTCAGGACTTTCCCCGAATTGTGTGTGCCACTCCTCAGCCGAGTACACAGCTGGCGGCTGCATATGGATCGACCAGTTCTTAGGCGGGTTCTCCATCTTGTCAAAGTGCCACGAATCCTGATCGGGCATGTTCGTATCGAATATAGCGCCTGACCTCGACGGGCCGCCGTCCTTACCCGATGGATACCGCCGGAGCCGCATTAACAGGCCATCACAGACATCTGGGTGCAGCTCCCGCCACTCATTACCCCAAAGGAACGTCGCTTCCAGTGATAACGCCTTACGTACGTCATCAGGTGTGTCCAAGGCGATGAACATAAATTCCGCCTTCATTGTCGTGCCGTCCGGAAGCCTTTGATTCACAAAGTACGTTTTGTTCTGCGAGGCGACATACGTGCCCCACTTCCCCGGTGGGAACCAATCAAAGAATGTTTTCATCGTCGTCGACTTCAACTGGTCAGCCGTGTTCCGGACTATGAGCGACCTCGTTTTCCGCTCCCCATCAGCATTCGGCGCTTGCAGCATGGCGAGTTTCATCAGCTCGTGGCTGGCACACACCGATTTCCCCGACCCAACTGGCCCAGCTATAACACGGACATACTTGTTCGACTCCATCATGTCCCACATGGTCTGCGTAGTCTGCATTATGAAGCCTCAAACAAATTTGACGCTGCCGGGGGTAAAATACTCAACGGCTCCACCTCCTCAAACTCCGCGTCTTGGACGTCGACGGTCGTCACTGGAGGGGTCGCAACCCCGAAGTTGTGTACAGCTCCGTCAGGCGCAACGATGTTCAGCACCAATTGCGGCCCGGCTGCTCCAGTTTCGTCGGTTTTCGGCGGTTCGAGTCCGCCGTATTTCACCAGAGTCTTAAAAGCGTCCAGTTGGGTCGACGCCGGAACATCCGCGTCCGCCATCATATGAACCACGTTATGAACGGAGTTTGTTACCGCCGACCGGCAGCGGGAGCGGAACGCCGTGCCGTCGTCGTCCACCACCTGCTGGGCAATTCTCATGCGGCGGGTGAACAGGGGGTCGGTTTCGAGAGCCTGTGCTGTGGCCTCATCAATGTCGTAGTTATCGCATATGTCTACGTACGAGTTTACGCCTACCGCAAGGTCTATGAAAAATTCTTCCGGTAGAGATTCGATGGACAGTGCTGGCAGTTGCGTCGTGTCTGTCACGCTAATTTTTGCCTATGCGACGGGTTTGGAACGAGTGTAACCCATTTTACGATTTTTGGGACAAATATCGGGACAGTTTTTTGGTGATGCGCGCGGCGTACATGAGTTTACGTTATTTTGAAAAAATTCCATTTGGTGTGAGTGCAACGGGTAATGGGTCAAAGCCCCATCACGGCGCGGGGGCCATCCCCCCCTACCCAGTAGACGACGACGCATTACGACCAAACCCCCTTGGTGAGACGACGAGCATGTGCTTCGGCCCCTTGTCCTCTCCGCGAGGATCGACCGCGAGGTCGTGACGAGGCCGAGTTACGCCTGCCCTTGTGAGGATGCTGCGCGATACATAGGCACAGCTACGCCCCATGATCACCGTCCCTACAGGCTAGGTGTACCCGATCATACCGGCGGACACATCCGAGAACCGACCGTCAAAGGTCGGCGTGTGCCTGAGTGTACGCGACGCGATGGGATTGATTCGCGAAAAGCTGCGGAGCCTTGTGCTTAGTGAACGTCAGCGACCCGAGTAATGGCACTGCTATGTCTTGTGAGTAGGGGTGTAATAATCGGGCGGATCAACAATGGGATGATGCCTTGGCACGGCTATGCCCATTGTATTATGGACAAACCCTGCACTGATCCACCGTGTAGGGTTTACTTGTGTCTATTCATCTGAGTAGGTGCAACTAAACCCTAAACTTAAATGCAAGGAGAGCGATATGCTCACTACCCAAGAAATCAACACCAAAATCACGGGTGTCCGTACTTCTGTCTCTAACCTGCGAACTAACATGCAGGTAGTCTTAGTGAATCTGGCTGGACATACTTACGAGCATGGCGACGTGCGTGCAATCAGCGCACTGACTAAACGCCTGCTGGACAACTCACTTCAAGGCGTGGATATCAAGGCTGTTGTCACGTATCTGCGTGACTACTGTTTCGTGCATCCACAGGAAGATGGAACTGTGAAGCTGAACAAGAAAGCTCGCACTGAAGCTGATTTTGCTGATGGCGACGCTGTTGTGCAGCACCTCATGGCTGAAGTACCTGCGTGGTATACGAAGGCGCAAACTGTATCGGACGCATTGAAAGACCTGAACGTGCCGAAAAGCATCCTGCGGATTGCTGAAAATGCAGTCAAGACAGATAAGGCTGGCAACGTAGCGTTCAACCTCGTTTGTTCACCTCGTGAGCTTGATGAGGCGCTCACTACGCTGGCAACTAACCTGAAGATTCGACGCGACAGCGATAACCGTGTCAGCTCGGAGATCAAGGAAGGTCGGCTGATCGAGCAGCGTGAGGAAGGCGTAGCTGTAAACGCCTAAGCGCCAAGTGTGGGGAGTTTCGGCTCCCCTAGCTTGTTTATGTGTACTTATACGAGTAGGCATAAACAAGTTACGCAATACGTAACGCTGTTGGTGTGTAACGCACTTCTGGACAAAAAGCTGGACAGAAATAGCACGTTTTCAAAAGTGTCCCGATATTTGTCCAAGCTACAGGCCACTAGAAATCACACTCTTACTTACTTTAGGACAAAAGGACATTTTTATAGAGAGAGAACGATAATATCTAAGTCACCTAGTGCCTTATTGTGTGAAACGCCACTTCATCATTTAGTGGTTCTTTCCTATATACACCCCCCTTCTCTCCAGATTTCTGTCCATTTGTCCCAAACACGCGTAACACCATGATATATATAAAGAATAACTTGGACAAAAGTGCTGGACAAAAAGCTGGACAGAAATGCACCCGCAAATCTGTCCCAATACGCTATACGTGAGCACACAACCACGTTACGCTACTTGTATATATTTACGTATAGCGTAAACTACACCTACCACAAACTAGTACGGGAGTAACGTACGAGCGAGATATGTTTTCTGGACAAAACGCCCCGACATATGAGTGCCGCGCACCCAGAGTAACAACCCAACCCACCACCAAAAAGGAACGACAATGACAAAGCCAAAGTACAACAAGACACAAGTGAACTTCATCATCTCAAAACTGCGCGAGG